GGTATAGGATATGTTCCACCACTAATTTTAAATTTAATATCACTTCCTACAACCGTAAAGTTAGATACTCTTGAGGATAAAATACCTAGTTTAGCAGCAACCAATTCAGCAGTGTTTATAGTAGCAGAAACACCACCTATATAGGTATTAAATATTCCTCTGTAAGGTCCTATTCTTCCTGCCATTATAGTCCGAATCTTGTTTTTGTTGCGTTATAGTTTTGTAATACTTCTTGGGGTGTAAGTGCTCTATTATATATTAATGTTTGTGCTATTTTACCAGTAAAATAAAACTGTGTTACTGCAGTACCTTTTATTGCCCCTATAGATATTGTATAATTTGTAATATTTGGTATATTGTTTGAAGTGACAATAAATAATTGGGAAATACCATTAATATAAAGAGAAGTTGTTGAATTAATAGTGCCAATCGATTTTGTTGCTACTATATTATACCATTTATTTATTTGAATAACATTAGAAGTTGTTCTCATTCCATTTCCCGTCCAAAACTCAACAGATACAGAACCAGGACCATTAATACCAATACATATTCCCATCCCAGTTAATGTTCCATCAGAATTTCCAATTAATGTAGTTGCAATTTCGCCAGTAACAGATGTAGGATATATCCACGTTGATATAGTAGTATTAATATCTCCAGAAAATCCTAAGTTTTGTTGAGTTATAACATAATCATCACTCCCATCAAAAACAATATTACCACCATTTGCAGAATCAAAAGTTGGTCCATTTACTAAAGTACCATTATTTCCTCCACGAGATAAGTCATTCCAAGTGGTTGAACCACTTACGATAGATTTAGAGTTAGCGGCATCAAGATACAAAACCAACCCATCAGTTACTACTTTTGGTGAAAAATTAAATGCCATTTATATACTTCTTATTATTGTTTTTACGGTCCAACTTCCAGTAGTTCCTGATGTTTTCAGAATTGCTGATGAACCGCTTATTATCATATTAAATGTTAAACCACTTGTATTTCCAATATCATTTGTTGATGTTTCAGTATATTGAATTGTTGAACCACTCCAAATGCTCATTATATTCCCACCTCTAAGATTTGTTCCATCATTAATAGTATAATCGAAAAAAGCACCTGTATAAGCTGATGTTGGTATTGAATAAATATTTGTTGAACCAGTAGTTGCAACTATTTTAACTGTTGTATTTAATGATGGTGCTAAATAACTACCCATCAATACTGTATTATCTGAAAAAGCTTCTAGAACTGGTAAACCTGAAATATCATTCACACTAAATAATGAACCAGTAAGTGAATCACTAACACTAAATAATTCCCCTTGTGAACCTTGAACACTAAATATAGGTAATGAAGTACTATTTCCAGAACCAATTACTTTTAATATATTTTGAGTACTAGATGATATAACTACTGATGTTGCTACAACATCTTTTAAATAAGTTCTACCAGTAACTACCTCTATTGCTCTAAAATCATAAGCATTTGTAAGTGTAGGGTTAATATATAAACCTCTAGTAATACCACTAGTACCACCTGATTGAGCAATTTCAGGTGAAATATTAATTATGTTATATGTAGCATTACCAGTTGCTGGATAAAATGGTACACTTAAAGTTAATAAATTTTGATTACCACTTGTATTGGAATATCTATTATTACTTGGGTCTCTTCTAGCTTTAATTCCGTCAACACCACCATATAATAATGAAATATCAGTATCAACACCAACTTGTGATGATACAAGAACACCAGCATAAAGATAGTTAGGCATACTTACATTACCAGCAACATTTAAAGCATAACCATTTGGTAATGAATTAATACCAACACGTCCAATAGTTTGTGGACTAGTACTAGTATAACCAGTAGTAGTTGAATATAAACCATTAGCCCAAATAACACCACCAATATTAAGTGTATTTGTTGTTCCAGATGCAACACCAACCGTATTACCAATTACAACATTATTAGAACCTGAAAAATTAGTAGTATTAATTCTACCAACATTATTTCCAATATATATAGAATATGGTGCTGTTATTGTATATGAACCACCCGAATAATTATTACTATTACCAGCATTAGCCCCCAACATAATAGAATTAATAGAACCATTACTACCTAAACCAGCAGAATTACCAATAAAGGTAGAAAGCGTTGAATTGGCTGTATTATAACTAGCAAAAGTTCCTATTGCAATTAAACTATTATTGTTACTACCATTAGCTAAATTAGCTGCAGTACCAATAGAAATAGCATCTGTACTAATAGCTTTAGCACCATCTCCAATAGCAAAACTTCTAAGACCTGTGGCGGTTGGAGAAGGATACGTTGTATTACCTGTATATTCTGCATATAAAGCTAAATTTTTTGCTTGACCTATTACTGAAAATGTACCACCTGTATTATTTGTAAATGTTGTTGTACCAGCTGATGAAACAAACGTACCACCAGTTACTGTTATATCTAATGGTAAGTTTAAATAAGTTGTTGCGGATACTGTTGTTGCTGTAATACCATCATTATTTAAATAAGTACCATTGGTTTGAAATGTTGTACCAGATATATAACCATCAGCTCTAATAAAACTAGTTACATTGGTAGCAGCGTTCAGACCCTCAAGCAACCTAGTTACGTTATCAGCGTTGCCAGTACCATTTTTAATACTTAACGCACCTTCTCCCAAATTTGTTACTATTTCAGGTGTTGATGAGTTGTTGTATGCTTGTTGAAGAGTTGTAGTTGATACACCACCTGTCCCACCAACCGATTCACCAAATTTTGATGCAAATGTTATTTTTGCTTGTGCTATATCAGTTAAAAGTGATGCATCTGACTTAACAGACAATATAGCAATTAATATTGCGTTATCTCTAAAGTTTGAAAAGGTTGTGAATGATTCTGTATTAACTGCTGCAATTGCAGTAGGTAAATCAAGATATTTTGTTTGACCATATTGTATTCTAATTTGACCATTTTGTAACAAATATATTCTTTGGTTTGTTGCTTGTTTTGCTGGTGAACCAATTGAAGTAATCACCCCATTCAAATCGTAATTTGCTGGGTCAATAGTTGTTATATTGGCAGCTGTACCACCAGTTTGTGTTCTATATTGAAATGTAGTTGGTGATTTACCTGATATATTTAGACTACTTGGGTTAAGTAGGTCTGTTGCGAATCCAATACCTAAACCCCATAAAACTCCACTACTAGTATTAAAAGTCAACCCTGTATTTGGGCTTGGGTAAACATTTTCATTTATCAGTTTGATTGGTGTGAACATATCACGAATCTGTGATATTGGTGATACTTCAAAATCAGGTTCATTAAATGCATTGATAAGACTAGTTCTATTTCCATGACCCATTTTAGCCAAATAAATACTTTGTCTTCTTTGTTGCGGTGTCGGAAATGTTACTTGTTGTGTCAACGTACCAGCACTTGTAAGTAACAAATATGTTTGAGTTGCTGAACTATAATAAAGTGATGGAATATTTGTTTGACCAGTATACTTAACATAAACAACATCAGGGAGCAAAGGGTTTGTAGTGTTATCAACAATCCATCCTTCTGCTGGGCTAACATTAAATGTGGTGCTTGAAGCTAACGATATTCCACTAAAATTAAAAACACCAGTTGAAATCACATTACCTTCTAATATGTTTCGTTGCAAATCCGTCAAAGATAAATTGTTATTTTCATTAACAGGATTAACAAATAATTTTCCAGTTGTTGTACCAGTTTGGATAATATAACCAATAGCATTGGTTCTAGCGGTTAATGGAAAGTTAATAAATTCTGTAGCGTTTTTAAATTCACCAGGTGTTGTATCTGAAGCATAAATCAATGAACCTATACTAGCACCAGTTACAGTAATGTTGCTAATAATACCATAAGTCAAAACAATACCTTCTGAATTGTTTGGTATTATTTCAGCAGAAACTCCGACAACATCTCTATCATTATAATGTCGATTAACAGCGAGTTGAACAGCTGGTAAACCGCTATAAGTAGATAAAAGCTCAATACCTTTTCCTTTTTGAATATCTAAACCACTATTGTTGAATACTCTTAAGTAATTTTGTTGACCTAAATTTACAGTAACCCCTTGATTTACTGATGTATTATATGATAAAGCTTTTTCTGTGTTATCAAAATATACAGTTCCTGGTACGGTAGTAGCACTAGTTGTTCCAGTATTAAATACGATATAATCAACTTTATTAATACTAGTTGCACTAATTGTATTTGCCAATATTGTATTTGCCGATATTGTATTTGCAGTAACTCCGTTAGTAAATATAGTTGGTCCTGTTATTATTCCACCTGTAATATCTAACATTCGAACCCAATTAAAAATACCATCTGTATTGTGATATTTAAATGCTGTATATAAATCAGTATATTCAGACCCTAAAGGTGATATATGGTCAGGTATTCCATAACCTGTTTGAATTAATATTGGGGCTAAATCAAATGAATTTATTTGTGTAGACATTTTTTTATTTTTTTTGTTTTAAACTATGGTATTATCTATGCTTTTAAAGCAATGGTTTTTATCTAATTTGTCCAATACCCAAACTAATGTTTTACCTGCTTTTGTTAAGGTGTTTGTTAATTCATTTTTCCCCAAAACTGAAGATATTGTTTCGTTTATATTTCCAAATTTATATCCGTCTTTGGTTATTAAGGTTTTATTTAATAAAGTCCTAAACTCTCGATTACCAAATTTATCTAAGTTTATTGCACTGCTTAAAAAATAACCTGATTTGTTTTTAACAAAAAACAAATTTAGTAATGATAGTGGTAGATACAATATGTATGCTACCAAAAATAGTATAAAATTTATCATAGTCCTGATTGATTATTTATTTGTGATGTGCTTATAAATTCTTGACCTAATTCAAGTAACCTATCAATTAATTCTTGTTCTGTTTCAAAGTATTCAAGAAATGGTTGTCCTGTTGTAACAATTTGATTTTCTTGAAGACTACTATAATGAAATACATCGACTCCATTATGTGCTAAATAAAATTTGTTCATATTATTTAAATATTATTATTATTATTATTATTATTATTATATACCTCCATCTACTATTGTCCATCCATAACCTGTTCTAAAAAAACCTCCTGAAATGTAGGCACTTGAAAAAGCACTACCTTGTAAATCTACTTGAGTTGTGCTTACTACCGTTACTGTCCAAAGACCATTTGCTTGTGTTGCTCCTATCACTCCTGAGATAAATACTTTATTACCAGTTCCCCTATTATGAGCTGTGCTTGTTGTAATTCTTATTAATCCTGAACCATTATTAACCGCACTACTTATTACTAATGAAATACTTGCTCTTAATAATAAGTTTTTCCCTTCTGTTGATGCTGATGTATGTTTAGCACTCCCAAAGGAAATTGAACGACTTGTTAATAGTAAGTTATTTATCCATCCATTATATATTGCGTCCAAATTTGTTGCTGAAAATGTAGCTGGTGTTTTATTTGTCATAAAACTATTAAAATTGGTACAAGCACTTACATTCCAATTTCCAATATTTTGATTAAATGCATGTGCACTAAAAAACATTTGAAACATAGTTGTTACCTTACTCACATTCCACCCTGACAATGGTTGGTTAAAATCAAATGCTCCAACAAAGACATCGGACATAATAGTACAAGCTGATAAATTCCAATTACCTATTGGTTGATTAAATACATCAGCACTACTAAATATACTAGCTATAGTAGTAACTTTTGAAGTATTCCATCCTGATAAAGGTTGGTTAAAGTCTCTAGCAGCAGCAAACATATTTGATAGGTTATTCACATTACTCACATTCCAATTATTAATATTTTGATTAAATACACGTGCACTACTAAACATACCTACCATAGTAGTACAAGCACTCGTATTCCATCCAGATAATGGTTGATTAAATGCTTGTGCATTATTAAACATTTGAAACATATTATTCACCTTACTCACATTCCAACTATTAATATTTTGATTAAATGCTAACGCACCACCAAACATACTATTCATAGTAGTACAAGCACTCGTATTCCAATCTAATGTACCTGTCACTCCTGACGCTAAACCATTATTAAATGCTGGTGCACTAAAAAACATCGCAGACATATCTCCCACCTTACTCACATTCCAACTATTAATATTTTGATTAAATGCTAACGCATTATTAAACATACTATTCATAGTAGTACAAGCACTCGTATTCCAATTTAATGTACCTGTCACTCCTGACGCTAAACCATTATTAAATACTAATGAATTACTAAACATACCTGCCATAGTAGTAGCACTACTCACATTCCAACTATTAATATTTTGATTAAATGCAACAGCATTATTAAACAGATTAGTCATAGTAGTAACTTTTGAAGTATTCCATCCAGATAATGGTTGATTAAATGTATCAGCATTATTAAACATACCTGTCATATTACTCACATTACTCACATTCCAACTATTAATATTTTGATTAAATGCATCAGCATTATTAAACATATTAGTCATATTAATACAAGCACTAGTATTCCATCCAGATAATGGTTGATTAAATACTAATGTATTTTGAAACATAGAAGTCATATCAGTACAAACACTCGTATTCCAACTATTAATATTTTGATTAAATGCTAACGCATTATTAAACATACTATTCATAGTAGTACAAGCACTCGTATTCCACCCAGATAATGGTTGATTAAATACTAACGCATTTTGAAACATAGAAGTCATAAGTGTAACTTTTCTAGTATCCCAATCCCCAATATATTGATTAAAAGAATCCGCACCATTAAACATAAGACTCATATTAGTACAAGCACTTGTATTCCAAGATAATGTACCTGTAACTCCTGGTGTTAATCCATTATTAAAAGCTGATGCATCATTAAACATTTGGTTCATAGTTGTAGCACTACTAGTATCCCACCCAGATAATGGTTGATTAAAAAGAGTAGTTGAACGGAAAACTATAGACATATTAGTCACCTTACTCACATTCCAATTATTAAGAGGTTGATTAAATAAAGTAAAATTATCACATAAAAAAATTAAACTTCTTATATTAGCCACATCCCAATTGCTAATTAAATTGATAGTTGGTTTGGTCATAAAAGCAAACATACTACTTAAAGCCGTCAAATATCTTGTTGGTAATGTGTCTTTAACATTTGATAAATTTAAGTTAGTACAATTAACAAATTGCTGACCACCATTAAGCACATCATCAATTAATTCCAAACAACCGAACCTTTCAATCGATAATAATTTAACTGCTTCAGTACCCAATCCAAAATATGACCATCCTCTACATACTCCAGTTATTTTTACAGTATATACTTTTAATGCTGTTGGATATGTATGTGTACTAATTGTTTGGTTATAAAGATAAATATAATCTTTTTTACCATCCCCCCAATCAATCCAAAAACTGTAGGTACCATCTACAACCAATGGTAAATCTAGAGTTCTGGTTGAAGTTGTTCTAATAGTAAAAATGAATGTATTAGCTTCACTAATCATTTGCTCGCTTCCAACCAAACCGTTGGCAAACCCAACAAAAGAATTGTCAAGTCTACCATTAGCTAAACCATTATCTAAACCATTGCTATTCATAAATTATTATGCTTGATAATCCGCTCCGTGACAAGTTATGATTGTTCTAAAGGTTGATAATGAAGCTAATGGTGAAAATTTTAAAACATCATTTGGTTGCATAGGGATATATCGTTTACCAGTATTATCGATTGGTAAACCTGTTATGTTCACCCCATCCAAAAAATCAATATTTCTTGTACCTGTAATGTTACCAGCACTAACAGCCATAGGAACTAATCCTAATGGTACTACTGTCGAACCTCTTAATATATATGTAAATATATTAGAACCCCCTGCTGTTGAAAAAGTTGTTGAACCCATTACTGAATATACTCTACCACCTAAGGTACCAGCAGTATATGCTGGAAACCCACCATTATCTGTACCTAACGTACCAAGTGTTGTTCCTGTCATAAAAGCGATACCGCTATTTAATACGTTTGCTAAAATTGGAATTTGTCCGTTTGTTAAAGCCATTTTATTTTAATTTTATTTTATTGTTATTTTAATAATTATATAATGTTCTAAATAATGATACCATCATAAAATCTAAATCACCACCTTCTATTGTTGTTGCACTAAATGTATTTGCACTTACTCCATTTGTAAAGGTTGTTGGTCCTGATACTGTACCACCAGTAAATGTACCACCACCAGTTGATGTGCTAAAACCAGTTACACTAAATGTACCACCAGTATTATTACTAAACACTGCTGTACCAGCTGAATATGTACCACCAGTAACTCTAATATCTAATGGTAAACCTAGATATGTTGTTGCACTAAATGTACTAGCACTTACTCCATTTGTAAATATTGTTGAACCAGTTACGGTTCCACCAGTAAAACTAACACCTGTTGATGTACTAAATCCAGTTACACTAAATGTACCTCCTGTGTTATTACTAAACACAGCTGTACCAGCTGAATAAGTACCACCAGTTACACGCACATCAACAGGAAGATTATAATATGTTGTTGCTGATATTGTTGTTGCTGTTAAATTACCATTGATAAGAGTATTACCAGATACATGCAATGCTTGACTTGGATTAACCACATTAATACCAATTCTACCTTGTGTTTGTGCGGATATACTTGGAATACCTGTTGTTATTTCATATGTATTTGCTCCAAATAACACACCACCTATATTGATTGAATTTGTTGTTAATGTAGGTAATGATATATTTGTACCGATAATAATATTATTTGAGCCAATACTGTCTAAAACATCACCTCTACCAACATTATAACCAAATAAATTTGAATAACTAGCAATTGTTGCTTGATAACCAGCATTTCTACCAAAGAAATTTGAATGATTAGCATTTGTCGCAACAATACCAGCTAGACTACCAAAGAAATTTGAATAACTAGCATTTGGTGCATTCAAACCAGCACTATTACCAATGAAAGTTGAACCACTGGCATTGGTTGATTGATAACCAGCACTAGCACCAATAAAATTTGAAAGACTTGCTTTTGTTGCTTGATAACCAGCTTGATAACCAATAAAAGTTGAACCACTGGCACTTGTTGCATTTTGACCAGCATATTGACCAAAGAAATTTGATTGATTAGCATTTGCTGCTTGATAACCAGCAGCACTACCTATAAAGTTTGAATTACTAGCACCAGTTGCTTGATAACCAGCACTTATTCCAAAGAAATTTGAATTAGTAGCATTTGTTGCACTATATCCAGCTAGATTACCAATGAAATTTGAATAAGATGCATTAGTTGCTTGATAACCAGCAGCATAACCAAAGAAATTTGATTGATTAGCATAAAATGCACCAGAACCAGCACCAAAACCTAAGAAATTTGAACCATAAGCACTACTAGCTTGATAACCAGCATTATAACCAAAGAAATTTGAATTATTAGCACCTGTTGCTGCATAACCAGCCTGTTGACCTAAGAAATTTGAATTAGGTGCGTTTGTTGCAAATTGACCCGTACTATCACCAAAAAAGTTTGAATTAGAAGCACCTGTTGCGTTATAACCAGCATTCTTACCTATAAAATTTGAGCTAGCAGCGTTGGTGGCACCATTACCAGCTTGATAACCCATAAAGTTTGAATAACTAGCAAGTGTTGCCCCATTACCAGCACTACTACCAAAGAAATTTGAATAACTAGCACCTGTTGCACTTGTACCAGCACCAGCACCAAAGAAATTTGAACGATTAGCATTTGTTGCATTATAACCAGCCTGATTACCAAAGAAATTTGAGTTATTTGCATTTGTTGCTTCATTACCAGCATTTCGACCTAAGAAATTTGAGTTATTAGCACCTGTTGCACCATAACCAGCATTTTCACCTAAGAAATTTGAAAATTGAGCACCTGTTGCACCATAACCAGCAGCACTACCAAAGAAATTTGAACGATAAGCATCATATGCACCAACACCAGCAAAATAACCCATAAAATTTGATTCATAAGCACCTGTTGCTAATCTACCAGCATTTTTACCAATAAAGTTTGATTGATTAGCACTTGTTGCACTAAAACCAGCTGAATCACCAATGAAATTTGAACCACCAGCGTATGTTGCATAAGCACCAGCAGCAGTACCTAAAAAATTTGAATTAGAAGCATCTGTTGCTTGAAAACCAGCCAGAAAACCAAATATTACGCTATTATTTTTAAATCTATTTATTTCAAAATAATCAACATATGTTGTATTATCACTTGTTCCAGTTATATTTGAACCTAATACGATTGAATTATCACCAGTAACAACACTATTTGAACCAAACACAAATGCAGGTTTTTGAAATGAAGTAGGTAAATCATAATATGGGCTACCACTAATTGTTATATATGATGTTAATAGTATATTAGCATCAACAATATATGTATCAACCCCATCATAATATATGTCTGTTAAAGTATAATCATATAATGTATAGGTATTTCCAACCCCATCATCAATGACAAATAAGCTTTCACTACCATATGGTCCATAAAAATAATTATACCATTCAGAATATACATCAACACCAGCAAATACAACAGCATAGCTTGCATAATATGGGTCTGATGATGTCATAGTTATACCAGATATAACAGTTATCTGTGTTTTAACTGGTAATATTTCAAAACCATCGGCTATTGAATTAATACCTAAAGCAACACTATATTGTGAATTAGCAGAATTCCCACTACCACCAGCCAATGCACCTTTACCACCAGCTAATGAATTACTATTACTTTGAACAACAGAATTTAATCCAGTTCCACCAGACCAATACTCATTACCAATACTAAAACCACTTATATTAAATGTACCACCTGTATTATTTGTAAATACTGTTGTCCCAAAACCATATGTACCACCAGTAACTCTAATATCGGTTGGTAAACCTAAATAAGTTGTTGCACTAAATGTATTTGCTGTTAAACCATTAGTAAATAAAGTACTACCAGTAACAGTACCTCCAGTAAATGGTGTTGTAAATCCAGTTATATTAAATGTACCACCTGTATTATTATTTAAAATAATTGTTCCAGAACTATACGTACCACCAGTAAATGAATTTAAAAATCTAGAATCGTTGTCACCAACAGCGATTGGAACACTTGCACTTAATGGGTTAACACTTAATCTTGTTAATCCTTTAACACTACTTGAAGCGTCAGATATCCATCCGTCTAATTTACCAAATGTGTCAGCTTTAGGTATTGCACTTGCCGATGGTGTTGAAGTTGCTATTTCATCCGCACCACCATTTTGATGTCTTGATGCATGAGATTCAACGGTAACACCGTTTACTGTCAAAGCACTAAAGATTGTATTACCACCCATAGATAAATTACCAGTCATGGCTCTAGCACCATCAACTAACAAATATTGTGTATGGTCATCAGCGTTTAACCCCAATAAATTACCATGTACAGCCGATGCACTTACACCAGCTGCCTTAAAACCAATTACTGGTCTAATATCTTGAATTTCGGTAATACCACTAAAACCTTGTTGAATATATATACTTGCAATTGATGTTACACTATCATTAAAATAAGTTGGTGGTGTTGGTAAATCACCCCCCTCAACTTCTACTAGCGTTGTATAATATGTTTGACCTAACACTAACATATACTCTTCATTTAATCCATCACCAACAACATATAATGTGTGTTTTGTAAAAGAACTAAGAGGCAATGTTGTGATAAAACCACTATTGTCATCATAACCATTAATAACTTCGGTTGTACCAGTAGTAATCCAACCAGCACCACCATCTCTGTAGTACTGTGTAAAATTAACATTTGTACCACCACTAGGTAAAAAATTATCTTCTGAAAAATAATAATCACCAGAAGAAATGTTTAAATGATATGGGGTTGCGTTTTCAGTAACTAAAGAACCAGTGACATATATAGAACCTAACGCATTTCTATTAAACGTAGATAATAAGTTAGAGGTATGTTTAGCATTATATGGTGTTGCGTCAATAAACCTTACGGTTGTTGAATCTGTCACTGCTCTACCTAATATAATGTTGTTTATATTATCTGGTGAATTACTAGATGTGGATAAAATTTCATTTTCATTAAAATAAAGGTAATTTTCACTATTTGCTGATAATGTTATTTGAGTGTTACCCCAATCAATCCTCATGTGTACACCATTATTTATTGTTTTTTCTAAATAACCAAAACCTGAAGATACTTCAAAGGTTAACCCACTTACATGTGTGATAACACCACCTTCAATAAGACCCATAGTAGCACCTTCAAAAATAAGTGTTGATGCATCGGTATGTGTCCCATCTTGGAAAGTTACGGATATTTTACGAGTCACCTCAAATTCACCATCTTCTACATCTAAAAATGCCCAATAAATATCATCACTAAGATTGTTTATTTTAACGTGAGAAGAACTACCACCACCAAACGTACCGAAAGTATTTGGATGTTCAATCGATAAATCCCAAACCAAAGAATCAACAATGCTTAGTGAATCAATATCAAATCTTGCTGGTCCACCATTATTTAAAACCCTAACAGCATAACCCCAATTATAGGATGTGGTTGACATTGTATTTAATGATGCGTAATCAAAGATTTGATAATTTGTTGAACCCGATACACCATTACCGATACCATCACCAACAAAAACACTCAATGTTGCACCACTACCTTGAACACTATTCGCAATGGTTGTTCCTGTTCCAGTTGGAAAATTATAATAATTCTCCATATTAGCCAAAGCACCATAACCGTTATATGCGATTATTTTGGTACCATAAGAATATTCACCGTTAAAATCTAAATATTCACCATAGAATGTAGTGTCCTGAGTATGAGATTCAATCCAAACGTTTGTATCACAATCGGTAAATGATATTTTATGTGCTTGTGCATAATCACCAATATCATTAACATAAATAGCCGCATAACCAATAGGTGCACCAGATAAAGCTAAAAATGATATTTCGTTGTTTTGACCAATTTTAAATATATGTTGTGTGTTGGTATTAGGTACAATTTGTGATGTAATAATGTTGCTACCTTCAACACTAACATAAGGTTTTCCAGTCAAATCTATTTCATCTTCGGTAAATTTACCTGGACCTACTGAAACCAAAAACCTATTATCAATTGATGAACCAGTTATCGAATCAACCGCAGATTTAACAGATGTAAAATCACCACCTTTTTTAGCTACAGTAATAATTCTAGGGTCTTGATTAACCTCATACAACGGAGCGTTGATGTTGATTAATGTCTTTGAATAGTTATCAGTACCTTGTATTTTACCTGTGGCACCAGAATGAATTATATTAACATCTTTTGTACAATTTTCAAAATTAAGTGCAATGGCTTCAATACTTGGTGCAGAACCTATTTGAGGCACATAAATACCAGTTTCCCATCTTTGGAAATTAACTGCGGTTAATCTTAATGAACCCCCGTTCTCAACCCAAAATCCAGTACCAGCAGCAGAACCAGTTGCTTTTGTTAATAAACAACCGTTTACAATAAAAGCACAACTTGGTTGGTCAGCTTTAGCAAAAATCAATCCAGATGTTGTTGTAACACCACCGTTTGTAGATGTTACGTTTCTTAATTGCATTCTACCAACACCAGAACCATCATTTGTAACATAAAAACCTAATGTAAATGGGTATCCACCATACTTTACATTAGAACATTGCATGATACAATTTCCACCACCAGTACCAACTGTTTTAGCGTGTGTATAGTTACTACCAAACCTAACATTCTCCACATAAAAAATTGCATTTAACTGTGGGATTGTTGGTGATGAATAAAAAACAGCCGCTACGTTAGTACCTGTACAACCTTGAATTTGTACATCACTAACCATTGATTGGTCAGCACCTATAATCAATGATGTGTTAGGGTTATTAGCTTGTATGATTGTATTAGTCTCGCTCTCACCAATAACATCAACATATGATTTCATTGTTATTGGGTCTTCATAAAAGACACCAGGACCGACCTTAACAACATAAGTATTCGCAGAAGTAGCACCAGTTATGCTATCAACCGCTTCCTTAACGGAATTATAATCAACATTAGTACTTCCAGTTAAACCAACTGTTACTAAATTAACAACATTGGTTAAGCTATTAATACTTCTTTGTTCAATAATACCTGTTGATTGATTACGAACTAAAACATCAGTATCAGTCGTATTTGTGTTAGGAGTAGTGGATAAAGCAAATGTATTAGTGGTAAGTCCATTTGTGAATATTGCTGAACCAGCAACCGTACCGCCACTAAATGGTGTTGTCAATCCAGTTACATTAAACGTTCCCCCTGAATTATTAGTAAATACTGCTGTTCCAGTTGAATATGTACCACCAGTTACAAATGTATCAAAAATAGTTCTTGATGATAATTCACCATTAGGACCAGCAACAACCATTCTATCACCACTACCAGCTAATCTAGGTAATATCGTATTTACGTTGTTATCTCTAAATCTAATATTACCACTACCATCAGCGATAACAATATTATTTGTTGTGGTTGAAGATAAACCAGTTGGTTTACCAAAAATAGTGTTATTTGAACCATTTATTACACCTGATAACGATGTACCAATTATTGTGTTATTTGAACCTGAAACAATACCATCTGTAACATTATTAGAATTAGCCCCAAATAATATATTATCACTTCCTTTTGTTGCTGAACCTGCATAAAAACCTATTGCGATATTTCTAGAACCAGTATTATTATATAAAGAAAAACCACCTATTGCAACGTTTCTTTCAGCACCAGTGTTATTTTGCAAAGCAGCTGTACCAATACCTGTATTATAATTACCAGTAGTATTATAATGCAAAGCATATGCCCCAATTCCAAAATTTTGTACACCAGTAGTATTATATTTTAAACTTCCAGCACCAATACCTGCATTATAATTACCAGTTGTATTAGCACTAAGTGATTGACTACCAAAAGCTATGTTATTATTACCGTTTGTTATTGAAACTAAAGCATTTTTACCAAAAGATATATTATCACTAAGATTACCATAACCATAATTCCAAATTGTTGAGTTTGAATTATCATATTGTAAATGTGGAATATAAGTATAACCAGTTATATTAAATGTACCACCTGTATTATTACTAAATACTGTTGTCCCAGAACCATATGTACCACCAGTAACCCTCACATCAATTGGTAAACCTAGATATGTTGTTGCGGAAATAGTAGGAGCATATAATGCCCCACTCATTGTATCACCAGTTCTAGAAATTCTATCCCAACCTATTGGTAAGATAGAATTAGCGGTTGTACCTGATGTGTATAACATACCATCAGCACTATTTAATGCAATCTCACCTAGTAATAATTGTCCAGGTGATGGAATTTTACCTGGTATACTTGAACGTTTTAATAAAAACGTATTAATCCTATTGGCCATATTTATGGTTTATTTGTGTGGCTTCTATATAGAAGATTATTATAATTTAGGTTATATAACCATTATAATATAAATATGTAGTAATTAAAGTTTATCCATAAAAAAAAGGACCGAAGCCCTTTTTATTTAATCTTTAAATTTCCAAACAAACCCACCAGCTGTTTTAGCTTTTCCGTTACAAACGCTACCAACATTACCTATATGAAAACCATCATCCAACACTTGTGATAAAAATTCATATTCTTTAATAAAAATACCATCTTTAGTGTATTGTTTAACAGCTTTTCTTTTAACACTTATTTTTCCCCACATTGGATTCTTATCTCCCAATTGTCTTTCACCCATTCCATATGCTGGATTCTTATCACCCTCATTAGCTTTTCGTATTTTATTAACAACATCTTCAGGATGTTTACGTCCAGTTTGTGATTCTCGCATTTTTTCTTTAACTAAATCAGCTTTATCTTTACCAATTCTTTCTTCCAAAGATACACCTTTTCTTTTTAATGAAAAAACATCTTTTTGTTCTTGAGTCCACTTTTTACCAAAATTAGGGTTATTTTCACCACTCATTATTTTACTAGTTTTCACCTTAACATAATCAGACCATTTCATAGTTGATGGGTCTTTCATATTATAATTTAAATCAGAATTAATTCCACCATATTCATTAATCCAATAAACTTCTCTATTATCTAAATCATTAGTAAGTTCAATATGTTCAAAAATAAATTTATCTTTACCATGTTTGTTATATGATTTTTGTAAATGTTCATTATGATGTTCATTTTTACCTAAACGATAAAAATGTTCTCGTTCACGTTCATTAAGTCTATCTGATTGACCAATATAAACTTTATTATTTGTTAAGTTTGTAATTTTGTAAATACCTTTCATAATTATTATTTTAAAATTTGTTATAATAAAAAAGGATGAGTTATTTATCCTTTTTGTAAATATAAGAAAAATAATTTAATTAGTAAATACTTCGGTCAATAATAATTAAAACTAGTAGGTTCCACCGTCAATATTGTCCACCATCTAGTATATCAAATTCTGCTAGAACCCTTACACCATTTGGTGTTTCTGGATTGGTACTTCTAATAACAATGTCATTCAATTGTGTTACCCAAGCTCTGTTACTATAACCAGTAGAGCCTATATATTCAGTTATTGTTGGTATTTCAGTTGATGTTAAACCAGTAAAGGTATCCATTGACCTAATATCTAAACTTACATCACCACCATTTATTCCATTACCATCTTGTATTGTCCAACCAGCACCTATAGATGTTGCTATCGTATTACCAGTTGGATTATAATTAAGAATTATGTTATTATCTTCAACATATAAATTAGAAGTAAATGCTGAAACACTAGGGCCAAATACTGTTAAACTACCATTAATAACCACATCACCAATTCCATTGCTACCAACAGTTAAACCACCAGTACCAACTTTTAATGAACCCGAATAAGGTAAATCCATATTAATACCATCAAAAAATGCTGAGGTATTAGTAACCAATTTACCATCAGTTGTTGTGTAAACTAAATAATTTGGATTTAAATCAGAAACAGTTAATCCAGAAACAGTTGAAATTGTTAGTGTTTTATTTGGTTGGTTTTGGTTTTGGTTTAAACTAATTGTATTTGTTGTTGGTGAATAAGTAAATCCAGTAACATATGTATCTATACCTGTAATAGCTGAAATTGAACTTAAAACAAATCCATTTGTTGTACCAGATAAAAATTTACCAGAAACATCAGATAAACCATCATAAGTAGCAAGATTACCTAAATTTAATGTAGTTGCACCTAAAGTAGTTATTGTTCCACCAGTTGTATTAAGTGTATTTATATTAGCAGTTGTACTTCCTAAAGTAGTAATAGTTCCACCAGTAGCATTAATTGTATTAACGTTAGATGTAGTAGCATTTGAAGTAATTGCACTTAATATACCAGTAACAGTTAAACCTGTCATTGTATTTATCAATATTGATAAATTATCTTGATTTTGATTTCTTTTTATTGTTGCTACGTTATTATTATATGTAAATCCAGTAACATATGTGTCTACACCTGTAATAGCTGAAATTGAGCTTAAAACAAATCCATTTGTTGTACCAGATAAAAATTTATTAGAAACATCAGATAAACCATTATAAGTGGCAAGATTACCTAAATTTAAAGTTGTAGAACTTAATGTAATTATTGTACCACCAGTAGCGTTAAGCGTATTTATGTTAGATATTACGCTATTTATTTCTCTAAATCTAAAAGTAGGTGTACCAGCATCAATTGTTGCATCTACTTCTGGTAAAAGTGATTTATTTATTATTAATTCATCAGGTGTTAATGATATACTAGTATCACTATCACAACTAATTACTTCATTAGTATAAACACCAGTACATGCAGTTATAGTAGGAGTAAGCTCAGTTGACTCAATTATAAATGTTTCATTGATATTTGGTGGATTATTTAAATAACTCATTACTCTGTTGACCCTATTAATTTAAACATACCTGTTGCTAAGTAAGTTTTATATACTCTTATTGTTATAACATCATTTTCATTAATGACTATTGGTGATGCTAATATCAAACCATCAAATATACCAACACCATTAACTATTATCACTATTCTAGATAAACCAGAAATTTCATTTAATTGAGAAAACGTAACATTATATTTAGCCACAAATGAAAATTCTGTTTTAGTTTTAGGTTTAAATACAAAACTATAAACAGCCACATTACCTTTCCTATTTGTATCAAAAACAACATCAGGTGTTATTCTATTCTCATCAACTTCCATTGACAACATTGTTCTATTAATAGTTGGTATTACTTCAAAATCTTCCTCATCTAGAATATAACCTAACAACTTCATTTCAAACATTTGAACATAAAAACGTCTATTTTCAAAATCATCAATATTACTTTCATCACCTATATTTTCTAAATGTAATGGCATTGGATGTCCGTTAACATTTATATAACATTGTCTAGATTGAAAAGCTCTTTGTATCTTATTATTAAATCTATTTAAATCTTTCATCTTATTGGTAAATAATCTCACCTCATATGTTAAATCTACAGAAGTTGGTTGTGGTACTTTATACAAATCCATACCATGCCTTACCCCATCAAATGTTGGAACCTTCATATACGTATAAGTCCTATCACCTGGAATATTCCAACGACCAGCTTGATTTTGACCTTGCTGGATATCTGGTTGTCTAATAATTGTAATAAATGGTAATTGAATATCTTTATATTTATCAGAAAATTGCCATGTTTTTGTAAATTCTATCCATCTTTGAATAGTTAGGAAAATAACAGGAACCTTAACACCATCAATACTTAAAGATAAACGTTTATCAGATGTAACAAAATCGATAACTGTTTCATCCATATCTTCTTCCATTACACCTTTAGGTAAATAAGTACCTTTGTCGGCAATACCATCAAGGATTTCTTGTCGTCTAGCAACTCCAATCTTTTCATTTTTAATATTAATATTGGTTAAATAACCTTTAGGCATTGCACACATATCTTTTATCTTTTATTTTTATATCGCTCTAAACTCATTAGCGTCTACACTAGTACAAATAACTGTTCTAAATGCACCTTTGTAGCCCATAATTGTATGTTTATTATCATAATTTTTAACGCCATCATTAATAACACTAAAATATCTAATTTCTGTTTCTGTAACTGGATAACCTATATAATCACCGTAGCTAATTTCTGTTTTTAATTCATTTAATTGAGCATCATAAATTCCAAAGGTTAATTGGCCATCTTGAAGATATCTCAAAGTACCATTTGGATTATATGCTTTATTTTCAGGTTCTGCCATAATTGGAATAACCTTAAGTTCAACTGGTGGTAAATATCTAATACCATCTTTTGATGCTTCACCATAAACACCATCATATTCGGTTAATTGCCTATCAATTCGATATAATATTAATGTAAAATTTCCATCACCTTCAATAGCCTCACGACCCATTTCAATTTCCAAGTTAAAATCTTCCTCAGAAAAAAATTTATTTATTCTCGTGATAGGTGTTATACGTTTATTATCCATAGCTTTTATATATAAATATTATCTTTTTAAGAATAACTATAATAGACTTGATTTTTATTTTTATTTTGCTTATATTTAACTATTATAACCAGGTAAAAATATATATTAACTTGATAAATTTAAATGAAATTAAAGGACGTTCAGCAATATCTCTAATAGAAGTCTATGAGGGTATGAATCCGTATCTTAGAAAGTTAAAACAAGACTTTCTTAAAAATAAAAAATTAGCACTTACTGATAACCAAACAGCATATATTATAAATAATCATGACAAAGAACCTATTTTTATTAATAGAGTTATTAGAATTTCTAATTATTTAGGTGAAGAATTAAAAAAACAAAATGAATTAACATTTACACCTGAAAAAATACTAGTTGAATTTATATTAGCTGAAACTGATAAATCATTCCATATATATGGTAAATTATCAACAAAACAAAACCCATCAAAAATGTATTTTTTACCTAAAACACAAATATTTGATGACCCATATTTTGAACCAATAACTGTAGATGTTGATTTTACCCCATATAATGATATTTTAGCCAAACATGGTAAAAAATTATACCAACACCAAGAAGAAGGTGTTAAATTCTTATTATCTAGAAATGGTTCAATATTAGCTGACGACATGGGACTGGGAAAATCTATCCAATCAATTATTGCAGCATTGGAAAGTGGTGCTAAAAAAATTATTATCGTTTGTCCTTCATCAACCAAAATTAATTGGGAAAGGGAAATAAATGTTTTTTGTAATGATACAGCAATTGTTGATGGTAAAAAATGGAAAGAAGCAAAATTCACAATTATTAATTTTGATATTCTTAAAAATTTTCATACTCTTAAAGATAAAAACAAAGTAGATGCTAAATTAAATAGAGAATTAGTAGATGCTAATTTTGATTTAGCAATCATTGATGAAGCACATTATCTTAAAAATAATGATAGTATTCGTGGTAAAATAATGGTCGAATTATCAACAAAACATAATATAAATAAAGTTTGGTTGCTTACAGGTACACCAGTTGCTAATAGACCAATGGATTTCTTTAATCTATTAAAGATTATTAAGTCCCCTATAGCAGAAAATTGGAAACATTATGCCGTAAGATACTGTGAAGCAAAACAGTTCTTTAGAACGCTTAAAAATGGTACTAAAAAGCAAATATGGTTAACAGATGGTGCTAGTAATCTTGAAGAATTAGCTTCTAAAACAAAAAATATAATTCTTAGAAGACTTAAGACTGAAGTATTAGATATGCCAGATAAAGTCGTTACGCCAATGTATCAAGAATTAGATAAAAAAGGGTGGATTGAATATAATGAACTTTGGGATGAATATGTGACTAAGAGAATACTAGAAGAAAAAAAAACAAATGAAGAGCAAAAGAGTTTAGTTGAACTTATTTTGTTAAGAAAGTTTATTGCCGCACAAGCAATACCTTATACTATTGAAATGGCTGAAAACGCAATAGAAATGGGTCGTAAAGTTATTATATTTACTAGTTTTACTGAAGAGTTAGAAATATTACAAGCTCATTTTGGAAAGATAGCTGTTAAACATAATGGGCCTATGACAACATTTCAAAAACAAAAATCAGTAGACGCATTTCAACAAAATGCTAAGATTAAAGTATTTATTGGTAATATTAAATCAGCTGGTGTTGGTATTACTCTTACTGAAGGTACGGTTGTAATATTCAATTCATTTGATTGGGTACCAGGTAGTAATGAACAAGCTGAAGATAGAGCATTTAGGATTGGTCAAAAAAATGACGTTAACGTTTATTATCAATTATTTGATAATACAATTTCCACTAGAATGTGGGAAATGCTTAATAATAAAAAAGATATTATTTCAACTATTATGGGTGAAAAAGTATTGAGTGATGATGAAATAACAACCTTATTGGTTGAACAAATTAATAAATAAATAAAAATGGTAGTAGTTTATAGTATACCTCAATGTCCTTATTGTACAGAACTTAAAGAAAAGTTAACAGAAAATAATATTGAATTTAAAGATGTTAATGTTTTTTTAGTAGAAAATAATGAAGAATATGCAACAATTGTTGAAAAAACAAAATCTGATGAAGTTCCAATTGTTAAAGTTGGAAATCAATTACTAGTTCCTAATGTATCTTTTCATTCAATTAATGAAGCCTATGATTTAACTAAGAAATTTTTAGTCTAATTTGTTTTTTCTTTATATTTATAATAAAAGAAAATAATGGCTGTTAGTACCGAAGAAAAAGATAAGTTATTTCGTCAATTTAGACATTCAGTTGGTGCACCTATTCGTCAGATAGAAGTTACTGATGAAATGTTATGTACATTATTGGAAATTTGTATTGAAGATTATGCTCAATATGTTCAAGAATGGTTAATCGAACATCAATGGCAATCTGTATTAGGTAAGAGTATTGATACAACTGATATGGCTTTTGCTTTGAGTGTTAGAAGTTTTGATTTCATGACTCAATATACTTATGCGTATTCAAAACAAACAGGTAACCAAACCAATGGTCCATGGGAACTTAAAAAAGACTACGTTAATATTGAAGCTGGTAGACAAGTTTATAGTATCCCAGCTAATCGTGAAGTTAATGAGGTTTTATGGATAACTCCTCCAGCAACTAGTCAAGCATTATTAGCTAACTACGGTGGAATCGATTATGGTTTTGGTGGTGGTTTTGCACAAACAGGTGGTGGTACTGGAACAGGTGGTCCAAATGGACGTATGGGTTATTATATTGCACCAGCATTTGATATTTTATTAACTGCTGCAGATATGAACTTAAAAAATCGTATTGTAAGAAGTGAATTAGTTTATAAAATAACTGCAGGTCCTAGTGGTACCAAATTATTACATTTATTATCAGTTCCTGGTTCTAAATTATCATTTGGTCAAGGTATTGGTGGTGTAGGTAGTTCAATTAATATGACTGGTTGTCAAGTATGGTATTTTTATTATGATACAACACCTGAAAATTTAGATGATTGTAAAAATGATAATCCAGATATTATAAAAACACCTAATCAAGTTCCTTTATCTAAATTAGATTATGCTGATTTTAATGAACCAACTAAAACTCTTGTTCGACAATTATTTATTGCTGAAGCTAAAAAAGCATTAGGTAGAACTAGAGGTAAATTTGGTGGGATTGTTGGACCACCTGAAGCTGAAAGAACAATGGATTATGAAACACTTATATCTGAAGGAAATGAAGAGAAAAAAGCGGTTTTAGAAAGACTTGACGCAAGATTAGATAGATTATCATCGACCAAACAATTAGAAAGAGGTGCAAATGAAGCTGAATTCTTAAATAGGTCATTAAAATACAGACCATTAGGGTTCTGGGCATATTAAACAATAATAATAATAAATAACAAACAATTAAAAAAAAAACAAATGGGATTAAAAATCACAACATCGTTACACACCGATAAAGGTGAAACATCAGAAATGTATTTAAATGTTGAAACTTTAAATATAAACAAAAAAAACATGAATCATGTTATGGTAAATAAATACTTTAACAAAGCAGCTAGAGACACTAACGACAATGATAAATGTAATTGTTTTGAAGTTAGTAGTTCATACATGTTAAATGTTGAACTAGCTGATTTAGAAACAAATTACATCTATTCTTTGGTTTATGATAAAATCAAAGTAGAGTTAGAAGGTAAAGGATTTACAGTTGAAGCACTTTAAATTAATAAAAAAGGGAGGTAATTAATTACCTCCCTTTTTTTTATTAAAAACCCCATTCATCAGGTTCTTCTTCTTCTTGTACTTCTTCTACTAGAGAATTATATTCATCAACAATATAATCTTCTGGCATATCACCAAATGTATCATCAAACTCATCGTCTAAAATAATGGTTTCATCAGTTCTAGTTAAATTTCCATCACCATCTTTTTTAAATTCTAACTCATCATCTTCGCTATCTTCTGAAACAACTTTTTTCTTTTTAGGTTCATCACTTACCACAATTACTTTTTCAGCTGCTTCCTTTAATTTATCAATAGAAATATCAGTATTTTCTAATAATTCAATTTCTTCATAAGTATTTGTAATTGTTTCTCCACTCATAAAGTTTAATTCTGTTAGATATTCCAAATATAATTCATATCTATTATCTATGTTATTTATGTTAGTTAATTGATAGTATTTATCCCTTTCGATTGCTTCAAGTTTATATTTGAAAATATCGTCATAACTGCATAACATTTCACCCCATTTTCTGGAAAGTAAATAAACACCACCATCATTATCAACATCAACATCGGCAATTACAAATACATCTATAGGTAATGTTGATTTAGTTACAATATCTCTTAAGTCTTGAAGTTCTAAATGTTTAAATATATCATCTAATACCTCTTTTTCATGTTTAATACCTTCTATCTTGGCAATACGCATACGTTCAACATAATCAATTTGAAGAACATCCCATTCTTCTTGTGTCATATTATTAGGTAATTTATTAACTTTAATCCAGAATTTAATTTCCTTATCTTCCATACGCATTAAGTCTTCATAAGAATCTTGGTCACCTGGTTTATTTGAAATACCTGAAACTAATTCACATTCAGCTATGGTAAATACTGTTCTATCTTTAAGTTTTTCAGTTATTTTTTTAGTTGTTTTATCTTTTACCTTAACAATATCTAATATTACACTATTACGAACATCTAAATTAAAACAAACCAATAATGGTTTTATTTTTTTATTGAAAGCATCTAAATAACGAGCAACATTATATTCATCTGTATATAGTTCAGAGTTGATTTGCTCAATCCTTTCACCAGTACTAGTAAAAGCATCCATATTAATATTATCTTCGCTCTCCATCGCTGTTATGGCTTTTTTAAGCATTTCTAATTCTTTAATCATTTCAAAATCATGCTCAATAACTTTTGGGTCAATTAATTTACAATTTAATTGAACTTCTCTTTTAACTGTTGGTATTGGAGAATCTGGATTATCAATAACCCATTTCTCAGTTTGTTTTTTAGTCATTTTATTCAAATGAACAGTTTTCAAATCACCATGAGATTTAGATGTACCAGTGTTGATATAAAATAAAGTATCACCTAATGTCACGTCTAATCCAGCTTGCATTGCTAATTCCATGTGTGCTTGTTTAGGCATAGGATTACCAGCTTTATTTTTCATTGTAGCTTTCTTTTTATAATCAGCTATGTTTGATTTAATTTTAGCTTTAGATGCTATCTTAACCAATGGAATTTGATAGTTATAAATCTTATCTACATACTCATAATAATAATTGATAAATGAATGACCATCACCATCCAACAACATACGAATCCCTTTACCTAAAAATTCTTCAATATAAACTGACATTTTTTTAGATTTAACAGAGTTACCAACTAACTTAATCTTACCACCAATATCATTAGCATAATTTTTTCTAGCAAAGTTAATCGTTGAACTACAAACATCATCTAAATCCAATCCCATACGACCTTCCATATAAATTTCATTAAATTCAGCCAAAGCAGCATCAATACCTATTAACTCTTTACCAGCATCATCAATTGTTTTCCAATGACTACCTTTAGCTACATATTTAATTTCATTAATATTAGCTGGTGCTGCAAAGTTAAAACCATCAGTGTCACCTACAAGAGCACGAAATCCGTGAGTTTCTGTAAAGTGTTTTACCATTAAACGTAAGTATTGACGACCACGACATGTAGTTTCTTCAGCAGAGTCAGTATCACCCCAATTAAAGATGTAAGGAGCACCATATGAACCAAACCATGAGTTAGCAAGAATCTTAAGTGGTAATTGTTTCTTATCATATAAATTAGATAAAGCTTTATGGTCATGAACTAATTTTTTATATTCTTCTTTTTGTTCTGAAGTTAAATCTTTACCTTCTTTTAATAATGCATCATATTTCTTAGCTGTTTTCTTTTCAGTACCAGTTAAGAATTTAAATTTATCACGTGTATCTACCACATAAGTAAGGATACCTTCCATTACACCACTAATATCCAAGTCAGGAAAAATTTTATGTGTAATCTGAGTTTTAGGGTATAATGCAGCATAATCTAATTTATATACATCTCTAGCATAACCTAATTCTAATAGACGAGAAAGTCCACCAGTAAAGTCTCTTTTAGTTTGTGTTTCTGGAATTGCTAATCCATTCTCATAAGACCATGCAGCCATAATAAGTTTCCACTGACCAGCGGTACCCATTGTTGATGAACGTTGAAATGATGTTGGAAGCATTTTTGCAATAAGGAAACTGGCTTGGTTAAAAATATTATCAATTTGTTCAGTTTCCCACAAGTCATCACATAAATAACGTTGTACGATATAATCACCTTTTTTAATAACATAACCTTCTTTTAAAGGAGTCTTATCAGTAATCATATACCAATCACCATTGGAATCATTAAATGCATATTGATTATCTTTATCTTTCCATGTAGTATTAATTTTATCACCAGGAACATAAACACGATTAGGTTTAGCTATATCTGAATATTGTGTAATGTACTTCAAACCCCAAGATTTAATCTCTGAGTTAATTGCCATTGCTCTACGAACAGCATGTGAAATATCCATAATATTATAACCATACATATTTGTTTGTAAGTAATGTTCTGTTTCACCACCAAACTTAACTGTAGCTGGTTTACGTTTTATTTTAGAAATTCTATTCAATGTGACAGCTAAATCTGTTATTGGAATAGATAAACGCTCTGCACGCTCAAATAAGAATGGCCAGTCAAAGTTTTCTGAATTATAACCAGTAATAATATCTGGTTGGATAAAATCAATTATTTTGAAGAATTTAGTGATTGTTGCTCTTTCTTCATTTCTTTTCTCTTGAAGAGTTTCACCTTTTACTTCTAATACGTGTTCCATTTTTCTGTTATCTCTAACACCAATTTGGAATATACTATCTTTACTAGCAAAAAGGCCAGTAGTTTCCAAGTCAAATTGAAATCTATGCACATCATCATAATCGTCCATACCTTTAAACAAACGCTTACCACTTTGGATAAGAAATTGTTCATCAGCTCTAAACATTACGAAATTTTTAGAAAAATCTTTATGAAATACATCAACACCACCATTTTTAAAAAAGTTAATTAAATCATTATATGATTTGTTGCAGGTTGCCATGTATTTGTATCCACGTTCAAGTCTTTCGGGAGAAAAGCCTTCAGAATTACTAGTTCTTAATTCACTGATTTTAACACCATAACTACGACCAGCTTCTATTCTTTTTACACGATTACCACCATAAAGAATACTAGTAATATCGTGTTTAAACCATAAGAAAGGTTTAAAAGGGTGTGGTTCTAATCTTTTACCAGTTACTGGGTCATTGATTACTAGTGTGACAGTAGGTTCACTATATCCAGCTTCAATGGCTACAATATATTCTTGTGGGTCAGAACCTTGCAAGAAATTCTCAATTACTTCATTACTTATTTTGCTCATGTTATAAATTTTTTACAAATCTACAAAACAAAATTTAATTAAACAAATGATTTAGGGTAATTATTTTTTAACTTGGTGATGCACAAAGTTACCGATTTATTTTGAGTTCACCAAGTTTTTGTGGTTATTTTTTTATTCCGCTATCTAAAACGTTAACATATAAGTCTTCTCTGATAGGTACAATAAGGGTTCCACTACCGTCATTAAAAGTAATTTCAAATTTAGCGACATATCTACCAGCAACGCTAGTTTGTTTTTGAGTAAATTGATATGTTAAATAATATTCATCACCAACACAATCACTTGCAGGTAATACTTGTTGATATTGTGCTGTTGCTTTACCTATTTTAATAACACCTGTTACAATATCGGTCATGGTAAATGTTAAAGTTGAATCTTCTACTTTGTCATAAAAGCGTTGAAAATCATTTCTTCCATCTTTAATAAGCTCCAATTTCAAAATTGGAAGTGTTGAGTTTTTTACTATGTGAAATTCCATATATTAATTTATTAACCTAATGTAATTGTTTTTGTAATCCCATTAATTCTTATTTTTAATCCAGTATCTGTATTTGATTCTAACCAAATATCACCATCATTTGGTGCACTTGGTGCTGGACCAACCTCAAGTTTCATAATAGCACTTGCAGTTGTTGATGCAGCAATATGTAAATTTGCTGTTGGATTAACTACATTTATACCAATTCTACCATTTGTTTGTGCTGACATAATTGGATTACCTAATATTGTTCCATATGTATTTTTTCCAAATAAAACACCGCCAATATTTAGACTATTTGTTGTTCCAGATGGTAATGTTATATTTGTACCAATAATAATATTATTTGAACCTAAATTATTAGTACCAAATGTTTTACCAGCACAATAACCAAAGAAATTTGAATAAGATGCATTTGATGCTAGATAACCAGCATTAGTACCAATAAAATTTGAATCATTTGCGTATGTTGCATAAGGACCAGCACCCTGACCCATAAAATTTGAACGACTAGCACCTGGTGCACTTTGACCAGCATATGAACCTATGAAATTTGAATTTGTTGCACCTGTTGCACTATAACCAGCCCAATAACCAAAGAAATTTGAACGAATAGCATTTATCGCACCATTACCAGCATTACCACCAAAGAAATTTGAATTATCAGCATTAGTTGCACCATAACCAGCACTACCACCAACAAAAAATGAACTATTAGCATAAGTTGCATTTTGACCAGCCAGAGAACCTAAGAAATTTGAATAACTAGCGTTTGTTGCACTTTCACCAGCTTGATAACCAACAAAAAATGAACCTCTGGCATTTGTCGCATTTCTACCAGCCCACATACCAATGAAATTTGCCTCATAAGCGGCACTTGCATATTGACCAGTTTCGTAACCAATGAAATTTGCACGATAAGCATTAGTTGCACCATAACCAGCATTATAACCCAAGAAATTTGATTGACCAGCAGATGTTGCACCATAACCAGCATTCCAACCTAAGAAATTTGATTGACCAGCACTTGATGCACCATAACCAGCTTGATATCCAAAGAAATTTGAATTAGAAGAGAATTTTGCACCATAACCAGCATTCCAACCAAAGAAATTTGAATAACTAGCAATTGTTGCACCAGAACCAGCTTGAACACCAAAGAAATTTGAATTACTTGCACCTGTTGCTAAATAACCAGTTCCAGATAATCCAGTTGAAAATAGACTACTAGTATTTACAATTGTTATTGGTGATGTTGAACCGTTACTTCCAGTAGATGCTGATATAGTAACTACATTACCACTTGCATCAACACCAATAGGTTGACCTGCACTTGTTGTAGCTGAACTAGTAAGTCTTTCTAACCTTAATCCTGATGTATCTGGTGCTTCACTATATATATGAAGTGTATTTGTTGGATTAACAACATTAATACCAATCTTACCTGTTGTCTGTGCTACGATGCTTGGGTCACCTCCTGTCGTACCATAAGTACCCGTTCCAAATAAAACACCACCTAAATTAATTGAATTTGTTGTACCTGAAGGTAAACTAATATTTGTTCCAATAATTATATTATTTGAACCTAGGCTACCTAATATTTCGCCATCACCAACACTATAACCAATAAGTGTTGAATAACTAGCACCTGTTGCTAGATAACCAACATTATAACCCATAAAATTTGAATATGGTGCATTTGATGCACCATTACCAGCACCAACACCAAAGAAATTTGAAAAACTTGCATTTTTTGCATTATAACCAGCACTATAACCAAAAAAGTTAGAAAAACCAGCACCTGATGCTTGAAAACCAGCAGAATCACCAAAGAAATTTGAACGATAAGCGTTTCTTGCACTTTGACCAGCTCTATTACCCATAAAATTTGATTGATTTGCATTATATGCACCATTACCAGCACCCCAACCTAAAAAATTTGAATAACTAGCACCTGTTGCGGCATCACCAGCATAATATCCAATAAAATTTGAATATGGTGCATTAGTTGCTTGATAACCAGCCCTAGCACCAATGAAATTTGAATTACTAGCACCTGATGCTTCATAACCAGCATTCAATCCTAAGAAATTTGAATAATAAGCGTTTGTTGCACTACCACCAGCACCACCACCTAGGAAATTTGATTGATTAGCACCTGATGCTTGGTAACCAGCACCTTGACCAATGAAATTTGATTGATATGCATTTGTTGCTTGAGAACCAGCTTCTCCACCAAAGAAATTTGAATAAAAAGCACCTGTTGCGAGCAAACCAGCTCCATTACCTAAGAAATTTGATTGAGAAGCACCTATTGCACCATTACCAGCATTCAATCCTAAGAAATTTGAATTATTAGCACCACTTGCTTGATAACCAGCATTTTGACCAAAGAAATTTGATTGATATGCATTAGTTGCACCATAACCAGCTTGCTCACCAAAGAAATTTGAATTATAACTATTTGTTGCGTTTCTACCAGCACTAGGGCCAAAGAAATTTGAACCACTGGCATTTAGAGCATTTTCACCAGCTTGTGTGCTAAAGAAATTTGATTGGCTAGCGTTTGTTGCACCATTACCAGCTGTATTACCAAAGAAGTTTGAATTAGTAGCACTTGATGCTTGCCTACCAGCTTGATTACCTAAGAAATTTGAACCACTGGCATTAGGTGCATTATAACCAGCTTGAAGACCAACAACAAACATATCATTAGATAAAGCCTCAGCACCATCACCAATTGCTATAGAACTAGTCCCTGATGCGATAGGTAATATTGTAGGTGGTGTGTCATTTTCAGCATACCATGCAGGGCCATCATAAAAACCAGTTACATTAAACGTAGCCCCTGTATTGTTTGTAAAAGTAGTTGTACCAGCAGTATATGTAGCACCAGTAACAAAAGTATTTTCATAATACCTTTGTGATATTTTTAAATTACTATCTAATGATGGATACCCACCAGCTTTATCTTTATTTAACTTACTTTCAAACATATTTATTTATTTTTTAATAAAGCTATTAACTCATTTTCTTCTTCTTTAGATATTGGTTTACTTTTTTGTAAGTTAACAATTTCTTTTAATTGTTCTGGGAAAAAAACACCATTTAATGCTTCTTTAGCAGTTTCACATTCTCTGTATGTCATTTCAAATGCTTCTTTTATATCATCAACCCAAGTTTCAGTTTCTACTGATTTAAGATATTTGTTGTCTGTTGTTCTTTTTATATATTTTACCATTGTTTTTTCTTTTAAATTTAATCGTTAAAAACTTCAAATGTTAATGTGTTATTAGGTGCAAATTGATTTTTTATATTGGTTGGCATTGTCAATATTATACCATTTTCAATGCTTCCATTTACTGAATACGTACCTAAAAAATTAGTACCTATATCACTATTCAATTTTGCAACCAATTCTATCATTGTACTAACTTCAGTATATGTTTCATTGTAGAATGTCTGAATTAAATCACCACCAACATATAAACTTACTGATGCATTCCCATAAGGAAGACCTGAAACATTTAATCCGTATACTAGTATTGGTGTTGTGTCAAAATCTCTTTTGATACTAATTTCAACTGGTGTGTAGTATAGTCCATTATCAGCCAAATCACCACCAGATAACACATCAATAAAAACAGCACTATCTTTAGTATCAAAACTACTAATACCAGGGATTGGAATTGGAAAATTAAAAGGGTCACCACCACCATCAAAGGGGTATTTAATTTGAGAACTTATTTTTGTTCTACTTCTTGGAAATTGATTAATAATAGGTCCTAATGAAGAATTAACACCAATATAATATCCAAACCCACCAAAAGGTGCTTGTTGCCAATAAATATCAAACCCTAAGTCATTTTCTAGCACATCGACAATCAATTCACCCAAAGAGGATAATTCAGAAGCGTTATCCCAAATTGTAGGTGTTTCCCCTGTTGCGACAAACACACACCCAGTTTCATTAATAACCCCACTTTGCACGTTAGCAATGTTACTAAAGTCATCACCACTCTGAAATGTTGTTATTGCATAGGTTTCACCTATAATTAAACCATAATTAAAATAACTCAAACTAGTTCCAGTAATAGAACCTGTTTGTGTTAATAATGCACTATATTTTGCAAAATTATTTGTTGATGTACCTGTAACAACCAAACTACCTTGAATTGTTAAATTACCATTTATTGTTTGTCCTGATACGTTGTTTACTATGTATTTTGTTCCCATATTTATTTTTGAAAATGTCTTTCAATTCTTTTACTTAATCTAACCCTAGGGTCTGTTATTTTTCTATTAACCTCTTCATATGTCAACACAAAACCAAAACTTAAAAAAATTCTTCTAGAATTAAATTCGTTGGTCCAATGTTTGTACAATGAAGCTTCAAAACAATATAAATCGGTTTCTTCTATGTTAACCACTTCGTCACCGACATAAAAATCATAATCCTCAGATAAAATGCTTATATTGCATTTATAATTAACATAACCATCAATCGATGCATCATAATGTGGATTTATCTTTCCACCTTTGTTCATATCAACCGCTTGGAGAAAAACATTTTCTTTTGGTATATTTAACTCATTTGAGATTCTATCTATAATTACATGGATAAAATCTGGCAACGGTTCGTTTGATACATCAGATATTGACTGAAACTTAGTTATATAATTTGTCAACTCTGTATTTGATATATTGAAAATACATGATTTACCTTTTAGTGTTTTGGATAACTCTGATAAATGATAATTGCTATCATCACCAGTATGGTTAACAGAATCTATCCATTTAACTATTTGGTTTGCCTCATCTTTTGTGATGAAGTTTTTTTTAATTTTATATGTTTTCGAATCTACCATATTTCCCAACCTTTTTAAGGTTATGTTTTTCCAAAAATTCTTTTGGACCCATAGCTTCAATAATTGTTAATTCTGCTGAATCCATAAGTTGTTTTGCTTTTTCATCAGTAACCGACATAACACATAATTTATGTGTTGCTGGCAACTCTCCAGTTGGTGATAAATCTATTTTTAAAATATTATCATTTTTCATTTTTTCTCTTGCTTGAAGAACTTTACCTTCTTCACATAATATACAGATTCTCATATTTTTGTTATTATTGATTAATATTTGTTATTGTTAATATATCGTTTTCATCATAGAAAGATAATCTTTTATCACCACCTTGTCTTTCAAAAATTTGACATGTGTATTGTTCATATACTGATGGGTTAAGTCCAACACCAGTTACTAATATTACAATATTATCATCAGGGATAGCACCACCAATAGAAGTACCTAATATTGTTATTGTATCACCAGTTACGTATAGTTTACCAGCATCGTTTATAGTAACTCCAGTTACAGTACCACCTGAAACATCAATATTGAAAGTTCCATTAATACCTAAAGCGTTAGTTGTACCACCAATATCTGTATATAGGTTATCAGTTGCACCAGTTCCAATTGAAGTGTATGTAAATCCTGTTATGTTTCCGTAGTTTGGTGTAAAATCAGTAGTATTAATATTTGTGTTAACAACATTCCATTGGAAGTAATCACCTATTGTGTTGTTATAGAAATTATCAGGTATAGAATTATTATAAAAGTATTCACCTACTGTGTTTTCAGAAAAATTATTTCCTATTTTGTTACCTTGTGAATCACCATACCCAACACCAAAACCATCACCAGTAATATTATTATTAAACGAGCTCCCAATTTCATTATTCTGAAAATCATTAGCTATAGTGTTAGAATTAATATTTACTCCAAAAGTGTTATTGTAAAAGTTTAACCCTATATTATTGTTATAAAACTCACCCATCCATCTATTATTACCAACATCACCTAAAAAGTCATTTGATAATGTATAACTGCCAATTTCATTGGTATAAACACTACCTGAAAATTGATTATCAACAACATAAGACTTAACATTATTCAACGAAAAATAGTTAAATATTAAATTACCTTTAAAATCGTTACCTATTATATTATCTTCAAAATCACTACCGTTGTTATTTTCTATGTAGATTGAATTCCATTCTGTCCCATAAGGTGACACATCTTCGTCCCAACTATTCTCTTCGGCAGTATTATAAATACCACCATTATTACCTCTTCTAATTTCAAGACTACCTTCAACAATAACATCTATTTCTGAACCATAGTTTGTTTTTGTAAAATAAACGGTTGCTTCAGAAGTTGGATAAACTTTTGTTCTTTCGTATGAAAAACCACCACCATTATTGTTTTGTGTCCATTGAGTAAATATAACTTTATGATATTCATCATTAACTGTATCGTGCATTATAAGCTCTTTCCCTAGAATAATGTTTGAATAGTTATTATCTAACGAATTATTAAAAGTGTCATAGGTTCTACCAGTTAAATTTTCAATATTGGTATTATCCCAATTAAAATAATCAGTGTTACCTAAAGTATTGTTTTCAAAAAAGTTACCTATTTGGTTGTTTTTAAAATTATATGAAATATTATTATTATCTTCAAAATATTCACCAATTTGGTTATCTTGGAAATAATCACCAATCACATCATTGTGGTTAAAACCATTACCAATATGGTTACCGTAAAAATTATGACCTATGTTTTGGTTGTTGTTAAATCCATTACCTATAACGTTTTTATAAAAATCACCATTAAGTATGTTATTATTAAATTGGTTACCAATTTGGTTATTTTGAAAATCTTGTTTAATAATATTTTCATAAAAATCATTTCCAATTCTATTTCTATAGAATTCAAAATTATCTAAATTACCAAAATCACCTATGGAATTATTATTAAAATCATTACCAATATTGTTATCATAAAAACCAGAATATATTGTATTATTATAAAAATCATTACCAATTTTATTATTACCAAAATCAGTACTGTTTTCAGTTAATAATCTATTGCTATGAAAATTGTTTCCAATTTGGTTATTATCCAAATTAAGATTTATAAGGTTTCCATAAAAATAATGACCAATAATACACGTATCAATATCATTTGTTGATACATTTTCGTAACAATAATCACCCCATGTGTTGTTTTGATTATCAGTACCAAAAGTGTTATTGTAACAATAATCACCAAATTTATTGCTTTCATACTCACCTTCTAAAAACACATTATTGGCTAATATAAAAGGTCCTGCTATATTTAGATAATTATTTGCAAAATTTCCTACATAATTGTTTTTAGCATAGTTTTCCCCTATTGCATGACCAAATGTTGTATACTCAATAAAATCATTTGTTTTAACATTTGTTCTTTTATAACTGAAATAGTACTCACCACCATCGTTATTTTCACTAACAGCTAAATAAAATGCCGAACCAAGCCCAGTTGAACCTATTGTGTCACCAGAAACTGTCATAATTGTGTTACCAGATATACTAACTATTTCATAATAATTAGGAAAAGCGTTAGGTATGTAAATAACATTACCAACGGTTAACGCTGTAAAAGATGTATTTACACCATTAACAATACCGTCATTTCCTAATTCTACAGTACCATTTAAACGTAGACCTTCTCTATGTGTATACAAACGATATCTTTTAAATAAAATTGTTCTATGGTCGTAATCTGTTCTATTATTGAATTCATCAATTCTTTCTGTTATCCTACCATAAGCTACTGAATTAGTAACTTCAGTCGCACTAAAAGTCCAATCATACTGAATCTTATCGTTAGGATACAATGGTTGATAAGCATTTATAGAAATTGTCGATATGCTAGTGGCAAAAACTATAATAGGTTCAACATTCCCTTGCTTAGTATTACCAGTAGTTATTGGATTATTTTCGATATCAAAATCTGGTTGGTCATAACATGTTTTAAAATCAGTTATCATATAAAAACTACCAGTACTTAAACCGCTAGTACTTATAGTACTCACTAAACCTGTGTATGTTAAATTTGTTATGTCACCACCACCACCATGGATTTGACCGTTTTCATCTTTTGCTTTGATGTTAAAATCACTTAAATCAATAAATAGATTTGACCCACCAGCTACTGGTGTTGGGACTTGTGATGCGTTTTGACCTTGAAATTGAATATATTGCATAGTTTTAAATTATAATACCTGTACCTGTTATTGTTGAGTTTCCATTAAATATTACTGCACCAGCAACATTAATTAAACCATCATTTGTTATGTTGCTATCTTTTAGTAATAAATTACCACCGATAAATATTTGTGAAAATTTGTTAAATGTTAAATCACCTATTGTTATAGGTGTACCTGTTTGTAATACTAAATCAGTATCTACTAAAACATAATCACCTGAAATTAAAATAGTTTCATCACTTTTTAAAATCTTATTTTGATTTTCTTCCCAATGTTTTACGTTAGTTGTAAAACCACTAACTTCAATTGAATTACCGTATGAATTAATAAGAGTAGCAATACCAGTATTGTTATTGTATGTACCACCAGTTAATCCTGGGTTAGTTGTATAACCACTAATTTCGATTGAATTACCATCTGAATTATTAAGTGTGGTAATACCAGTATTGTTATCGTATGTACCACCAGTTAATGATGGGTTAGTAGTATCAATATATGGGGTAATAAAATCAGTTAAACCACTTAACGTCATTTGTTTTGTTTCTCCACTATTTACAATAGGAAATACATCACTTAGTGATGGATTATTATTGTATTCAAATGCGGTTATCTTTTTATTAGACATGGTTAGATTTGTTTATAATAAATATGTTATTTAATAATAAAATTACTTTAAATATGATTAATTTTAAAATATTACCAATTTATTCCGTAACCATCTTGTTGTAATATAAAATATGTGTTTTCTTGTAGTATTAAATTATCATCTATAAACCCATATTTATTAGCTTCAGCCGCATAAGCATTTTGAATTTGACATAAAGACATATCACAAATATTAAATTTAAATTGTGATATACCACCGATAAAACTACCAGCAAAATTTGTTTCGATTGGTAATCCTCTATCTGATAAATCCAAACCTCCAAATGTTTGACTTTCTATCAACCCTTGACTACCACCACCTAAACTAAAATTAAATGGAACACCAACTTGTTTAGCTTTATATTCATCAAGTCTTTTACCAATAAACTCTGGGAAATTATATACAGTAAATTTTAACATACCATTAATATAAAACTTAAGTTTGCCGTTTCTAGGTTTTGCTAATTTTAAATCACATTCTGATTTATTATCTGCAACATATTTAATCACTATATTATACCAATATCTAGGGTCAATTAAATTAGGTATTGAATAAGCTTCATGAACTGTAGCCCCAGTTATGTATTTTCTATCAGCACCATTCGTTATACACGTACCTGTAACTGTTAATAATCTATATCCAATACTACCATCGGGTTTAATTCTAAAACCTAATGCGTTATCAATTATATCAATATTATAATCAATACTAGTTTCAGGTGTATTGCGGCCACTAAATGAATAAACGGTTTCATTACCTAAATTATCACCAACACTACCACAAAATGTGGTATTACCACTTGAGGCTCTACCATAAATTAAAAATGGATTTTGTTCATTGGTTAATTTTTTTCTAACATTAGCAACTGGAATACCACCACCATTATAAGTATATACTGTTTGAGCACCTAATCCATCAAGACTATTACCACAACCATTATATACATTATAAACATTTGGTGTTGAACCACTAGTATATATAAGATTAGAATTAATACCACTTAAAGGACTTGGTGAAGCATCATATGCTCTACCATATATTAAGAATTCATTCGTGATTAAATCAATATCAGTTCTTGGTGGGTCTAACGAAATACCAAGACCATAATCACCAGCAATGATAATTTCATCTTCTTTTGGTATTGTACACCATTCACTTACAGTTTCACCACTAGTACAACCACTTGTGTTACAATCAATGGTACAACCAGTATCAGAACCTTCCCATTTATTCCAAAATTTATTTTCAGCACGAGTACCCATATAAAAGAAAAAACCACTATTATTTGGGTGCGTATCATTAAGTATTGTATCACCTGCTGTTGCAAATTGTTTTGTAGTTAACCAAAATTCAGCTACCCACGCATGATTAACTCTAGTTGGTAAAATTTGATAATTTGAACCATCAATTTTATAATATCCTTGATAAAAACCACCATAAAGGCTAAGAAAATTTTGAATTAAAGGTGTTGTTATGTCTAGAATAATTTCATGTGGGTATACATAATTACCTGTTGTACCTGTTACCATGTGCATATAAAATCTATTATCATTAGCTGGTATAGTCAATGTAGAACCTGTCAATGCCGACAATAAATCTAAATTTAATTTATCGTCAGGGTCTTTATCAAAAGTTATTAAACCATTGTCAATACCTGTTAAACCAATAGTGTCAAAAGTATAACCAGTATTTACCGAACCATTCCAAGTTACAAGGCTATAAATATTATTTGACTCATTATTATTATATATGTTTGAATTATTAAAATCGTACCATACAACAAAACAATCACCTGAAGATAATGGCCCACAATAAGGTGCAGGACCTTCATCGTTAGCTAAATAAAAATCCCAATAATCACTGTTTGATAATTTTAGGTTTAGTTTATTAAAGTTAAAATTTTTAATATTTCCCATAGTTAAAAGCTTTCTAAATTAGTACGTTTCCATCCTGTACTACTTTTAATATATAAATAGTCATCATCTCTAGTAACGTTACCTAAATTTCCATTGATATCTGTTGAACCGCTTGGAGTGTAATTAGGCATTGTAATTTTATTTGGTATAAAATCATTATTTGTTGTCCAATTTCCATTCTCATCAGTAATTAACTCCGCACCTAAATCAAGACCCATTGCGTGTAATACAGTAATACCACCACCCAAAGCAGTTGTTATATTTCCATTATGATTTAAATCAATATTGTTATCTTCAGCTAATATTGTTTGTGTTTGTAAATTTCCAACTAAAGTTGTACCACTAGTTAATTCTTTTATTGCTTCTACTAATAAAGCAACAGTGTTTTCATAATGAACACCCATATATTTTTCTGGTGAATTATTATTAACAAACGTTAATTCAGGGACAATACTTTCAACTTCTTGAGCAATAAACCCAATTCTAGTAGGACCATCTCCATCAATCCAATCATAACTTACACCTCTAAGTTGTTTAACTTTATCTAAAGCATTTGTTAGCGTTTCAATATTATGTTTTAATCTAATATCAGAAGTATTTGTTGTTAAAACACCACTAGAAGTATAATATAAAGCACCAGCTGATGTTGCAGCACCAATTGTTCTAATCCTTGCGTTTCCAGATACATCCAATGATTCTGTAGGTGTAACCACATTAATACCAATTTTACCTGTTGTTTGTGCAGATATACTTGGATTACCTACTATTGTTGAATATGTATTTATTCCAAATAATACTCCACCTATATTCATTGAATCTGTTGTTCCAGCAGATAACGATATATTTGTTCCTATTATTATATTATTTGAACCAAGGCTACCTAATACAGTAGCATTACCAACATTATATCCAAATAAATTTGAATTACTTGCATTTGTTGCTTGATAACCAGCATAATATCCAAATAAATTTGACCTACTTGCACCTGTTGCTTGATAACCAGCTCTAAGACCCAAGAAATTTGAATTAAATGCGTCTGTTGCATAAGCACCAGCATTACCACCAAAGAAATTTGAATATTGTGCGTTTTTCCCATCTTGACCAGCACCAGAACCTATGAAATTTGAATTAGAACTACCTGTTGCGTTCCAACCAGCATAAGAACCCAAAAAATTTGAATTAAAAGCGTTATTCGCTCCATTACCAGCCCAATAACCCATGAAATTTGAAGCACTAGCATTTATTGCATCTTGACCAGCATTTTGACCTAAGAAATTTGAACCTTGGGCATCCGTTGCACCGTAACCAGCATTTTGACCTAAAAAATTTGAACGTTGGGCATTTGTTGCTTGATAACCAGCACTATTTCCAAAGAAATTTGAGTTGTTTGAACCAGATGCTTGATAACCAGCATTAACCCCAAATAAATTTGAATATGTTAATCCAGTCGCATCTTGACCACTCCCAATTAATCCAGTTGAAAATAAACTATTTGTATTTATAATAGTTATAGGTGAACTAGAACCTATTATTACCCTTCCACTTGAATCGAAACCTAAATTGTTTATGCTAGTTCCACTTACAAGTGTTTTAATATTTAATTGGTCAACGTATGTTGTGTCTGCAACCAAACCAGTTATATTTGCACCTAAAACAATTGTATTACTACCACCAGCAACTGAATAATAACCATGAACAAATGAAGTAGTTCCAGATGCTGTACTATTATTACCACCAGCATGTGAACTAGTATTCATAGCTCTTGTACTTAAACCTTCAGCATGAGAATAATCACCACCTGCTATTGTTTCAAATCCTTCAGCATGCGATGTACTACCACTTGCAATACTATAACCTTCAGCATGACTAATACCACCACTTGCAATTGAATCAGCACCTTCAGCGTGACTATATAAACCACTAGATATTGTTTGATAACCTTCAGCATGTGAAAAACCACCAGAAGCTAATGTACGAATACCTTCAGCATGGTCACCATTTGTTGTTGCTGATGTAGCATTACCTTCAGCATGTGAATAATCACCAATTGCGTAAGTACCAGAACCCTCAGCCACAGAAAAACTACCACTAGCAACACTAGTACCTCCATTTAATGTTGCCGAATTAGGTCCAGTACTAAATACCCAAACAGGTGTTCCGCTCCAACCACCTTTACCTTCAGAATCAACACATACCCATGAATTTCCAATTATTGGATTATTTGTAATTATAAGGTCTTGTGTTCTAGTTATACCAGAAACATCATTCCATATTGTTCTACCAGTAAAATCTAGAGTTGAAGCTGATAAAAAATCAAGTATTTCAGTTTGAACATTCCCAACATAATTTCCACCACCTAAATCAATAAAGCTAAGAGGTGTTATATCAAAAGAAACCCCACTATATGCTGACGCAACAATATTACCATCAACTGTTATATAAGATGATGGTACAAAAGCTAAAGCATTTTGTGTAATTCCAGAATTTGATGGTGTAATAGCTGATAAACTATTAATTGCAATATTCATATCTGGATTATACCACGAATAAACAGTTGTTGCTGAATTACCTGAAAATGTACTTAATACTGTTGATGAACTATATGTAATACCTGTAGTCACTAAATTAGGACCTGTTGGTAATGAGCTAAATGGCACACCAAATGAGGTACCACCAGATAAAACAGTAAATGTTTCTATGCGTTGTTTAACTTGTCTGTTACTTGAAAAGTCTAATTTTGTTCTAAATGCCATAATTTAATAGTTTTATTATAAATATTCTAACTTTCCATTATATTTATAATAAAAGATAATTTATGGCAACATTTAAAAAGAAAGATTTAAACGAACTAGTTGGTGGTGACATTAACTCTAGTGGTGGAGATAAAAATGCCGTTAGTAATAGTGAAATAGAAACAGGTCCTGTTGATAATCAATGGGGTGATGATTCTTATTATGAAAAAGGTCAATCAACCACTACTGATAAGGTATTTGCTCGTTATAGACAAAATATCCCATGGTTTGCAGTGTATAGTTTTGGTGGTTCTCGTTCTGGTCGTGGTATAACGGCTGAAGGGGCTAAAACAATCATTACTAAAAAAACAATGGAAGAAAGAATTGAAGACTTGGTTAAAAAAACTAAAACATCTGATGTAACTGACAAAAATTACAACCCTAAAGTTGCTAAATTAGTTGATACTATCAATGATAATGATTTGACTGAAAAACAAATGGAAGAATTAATTGCTGCTATTCAAGCAAAAAAAGCTAATCAAAATAAAACAAAAAACATTTAATTATGAATTCACAAATAAAAGATAAAAATTTGACGGATTCTGGTGATAATACTAAATCTCATCAGGCATATGCTCAAGAATTATCTAGACTTAAAGGTCCAAAACAACTTTGTGATAATACAGATAATTCTGGTGCTGGATGTTTAGCAACGCAAAAAAGATACAATGAAATTGAACATTTGGTCGGACATGCACGTGATGTGAATTATAATAAGAAAAAAATAGGTATGGACACTGGGGCTGAAAATCAATTTCAAAAACCCAAAGACCCCACTGAAGTAGGTTTAGCTAAAGTAACAAAAAGTGCTGACCATTCTGGTTCTAGTGTTAAAGATAAAATAATGGGCACTCGTCAAATTAATAAAACAAAAGAAAGACAAGATAAAATAATTAAAAATCCTAAGTCTTTATCTGAAGAAATTTCATCAATGAGATATTTAATAGAATACATGGATAACAATAACAAAAAACAAATATTATAAATTATGCCAACAAATTACAACGGTGGTCAGTCACCATTAGAAGCTGCAGCAATTGCACAAAGAGATTTTCTTATCCCAAAAAATACTTACAATAACTATGCAAACGCTAATGAATATGGTTCAAAACATACTAGAGCTTTATCAGATACTAACACACCAATATACGGTAAAGGTTCTGGTCAATTCTTAGACATATACAATTATGGTGGTGTTGGTGGTGACTGGGATATTCATGGTAACCAAGCTAATTCAATTGGTTCAGGTAGAAATCCAGAACTTATACTTAATGCTAGTACTTGGGGTTACGGCCCATCTCAAGTAGCTGGTAGTGATTATACAGCCCCTAATACATCATTGAATAAAGGTCAAGTAATTATCTAAAAAATAATAAATGAAACTTTACAATCTATTTGAACAAGTTATATTAGAAGAAATCATTAGAACGGTACCATTAAACGAAGCTGTATCATCTAGTGAAATTGATAGCGTAATAAAAGGTGACCCTAATGTTAAAGGTAAATTTTATTATGTTAGTTTTGATTATGAAGATAAAGATGGTACAACTAGTAATAGATGGGTTAAAATTCATCAACAAAACTTATCAACAGCTGGAAATCAATTAATTGATGCTAAACAAATAAGTAAAAATAATCAAACAACTGAAACAGTAGTTGATAAAGAAGGGAATCAAATAACACAATCTGTTGAAGGTTGGAGGAAATTTAGATTAGATAAAATGAATAATTTTGTTGTATCTAAAGTTCCATTTCAACAACCAGAACCTGGGTTTAATCCAATTGGTAATAATTCTAAAACAGTTGCATATACTGATACTGATGATATTGTCGATTTTAGTTTTGGTTATAAAGACCCTAAATATGCTGAAAAAGTTGCAGCCGCAACAAAAGCTAAAAATGATGAATTTATAAAAAATAGAGAAGGAGAGAAATTAAAAAGACAACAGAATAAACCAATTAAATTAACGCCAGTACCTGTTCCAACACCTAAACAAATTGTTAGGCCAACAAAACAAATACCAGTTGCAAAACCAATAGTTAAAACAGCAACTAGTGGAATAATAAATAAACCAGAAATTGAACCTGAAGAAATAGGTTCAGAAGAGGAAGAAGAAGAAAATTTAAATGTAAGATAATATGAATCCAGCACCAGTAGTAATGACCCCTCAAATGATAGCTCTTTTGGCTAAGTCAAAACAGGTAATGAATAAATCTTTAGCTGATAAACCAATAGTTTCAAAACATGCACAAGCGGTTACCGAATCCTATGATTATGACTCTACACCAATATATGCTGAAAGTGATGAAAGAGAACCAAATTACAATGAATACGCACCAACACCTGTTGCTGCAGCACCATTACAAAATTTCTCCAAAGAACATATAATGGCTTCTAAATTACCAGCTAATATCAAAGAAGCTATGATTAAAAATCCAATAGCTAGACCAGAAATGACTGGGCTTAGCCAAGAAGCAATTGAAGCTATTAATCCAACTGCTCGTAAAGCTACACCACAACCTAGACAAATGGTTAGCGAAAATAGAGCAACAAAACCTGTGGATTCTGATTTAATAACTATTAGTAGAAGTGAACTAAAAGAAATTATGAATGAAACATTAGTAAGTTTTCTAAAAACAAATTATGAAAAAAGTCTTACTGAAGCTGCAATTACAAAAACAATTAATTTACTAATTAAAGAAGGTAAAATAGGTGTAAAAAAGAAAACACTTTAATTTAATAAAAAAAAGGCCCATATGGGTCTTTTTTTATTTACAAATGTTTTTTGTTTAATATATTTGATTATAAATGTTTAAAATATGAAAAACAAAAAAATTAAAATCTTAGTTGTACCATCAGACCGTACAGGTGTTAGTTACTTCCGTTCAACAAACCCACACATCGCATTAGAAAATAATTACCCTGATGAATTTCACATTGACGTGGATTATGAGCCAGATTTGAATAATGATGAATGGTTAAAACAATATGACATTATCCACTACCATAGAAGTCTTGGTGGTTTTGAACAAATGGCAATTTTAAATGAAAAACTTAAAAATTTAGGTATTGTTTCATTTATGGATTTAGATGATTATTGGGCAGTTGGTGAACATCATCCAGCTTATCATTTAGTAAAAAATCATGAACTAGATAAAAAAATATTAGAAAATATTAAGAGTGCTGAAAATGTTATTACAACAACAAAAATATTTGCAAATGAAATTGCTAAATATAATAAAAATGTGTTTATTTTAGCTAATGCTGTTGACCCTACTGAAAAACAATTTACACCAAAATTAGAAGCTTCAGATAGACTTAGAATTGGTTGGTTAGGTGGTAGTAGTCACTTGAAAGATTTAGAAATTCTTAATGGTGTTGTAGGTCGTTTAAGAACTGATAAATTATTAGATAAAGTTCAATTTGTTTTATGTGGTTTTGATACAAGAGGGACACATACTGTTATTGATTCTGTTACTAGAGAACAAACTACTAGACCAATTACACCAAAAGAAAGTGTTTGGTTCCAATATGAAAAAATATTCACTGATAACTATCAAACAGTAAGCCCTGAATATAAAGATTACTTAATGAAATTTACACAAGATGAATATAATGACCTCGCTAATGAACCATATCGTAGAGTTTGGACAAAGCCAATTTCAACCTACGCTTCAAATTATAATTTGTTTGATGTGTCATTGGCCCCAATTGAAGAACATATCTTTAATAAAGTTAAGAGTCAATTAAAAGTAATTGAAGCTGGTTTTCATCACAAAGCTATTATCGCACAAGATTTTGGTCCATATCAAATTGACCTTAAAAATGCAATTCAATTTGGTGGTGGTTTTGATATGTCAGCAAATAGTATATTGATTGATAGTGTTAAGAACCATAAAGATTGGTATAGTGCAATTAAAAAAGTAATTCAAAATCCTGATTTAGTTACAGCATTACAAGAAAATCTATATAATACGGTTAAAGATACCTATTCAATGGATAAAGTAACTGAAGAAAGACGAGAACTATATTTATCATTATTAAATAAAAAATAAAATTTATGGTTAAATTGTTGTTTAATTAAATATAAATTCATATATTTGCTGAAATAACAATTTAATTATAATTTATATAAAATGTCTTTAGAAAAAGAAAAAATCTTAGCAAATGCAAAAAAATATTTTGACACTGCTAAAAAAATTGGTTTTACTAATCAAGAATTCACAGATTTCTTAGGTCAAAACTTTATTGCTGCACCTGCATCAACAATGGAAAGTTTACATAATGCTTTTGAAGGTGGTTTAATTGACCATTTATTAAGAGTTGCATCGTATGCTGTTAAATTTAACAATGCTTTACCAGAATCAGAACAAGTAAATCAAAATTCTTTATTGAAAGTTTGTTTACTTCATCAAGTAGGTAAAGCAAATCTTTACAAACCATGTACATCAGAATGGCATCGTAAGAATCAAGGTAAGATGTATGAATTTAATGAAGATTTGGTATCTATGCGTGTAACTGAGCGTAGTGTTTATTATGCGTTATCTCATGGTGTCAGTTTTACTGAAGAAGAATACTCTGCAATTCTTATGTTTGATAAAACAGATGATAAAATGGCTGAATATCATAATTCAACGTTAGGTGACCTATTAAAAATGGCTAATTTATTCGCAATAAAACACGAAAAAAATAATAAGTAATGGGTTATGATATTAATGAGATGAGAAGAAAACTATTAGACGCTTTTGATTCTAATAGTAATTATACCTTAGAAAATTTTAATAAAGAATTTGATGGTAATATGTCAATGTCTAATAATGACGATTTTAAAATTTCTTTATCTTTTAAAAACGAATCAACAAATCCTGACCCAGAATATGCAACAGTTGGGTCATCTGGTTTTGATTTGAGAGCTAATCTAGAAACATCAATTTCATTACCACGTGGACAAACTGCAATAATACCTACTGGATTATTTTTTGAAATTCCAGATAATTTTGAAATTCAAGTTAGACCTCGTAGCGGATTAGCAGCTAAAAATGGTGTTACTGTGTTAAACACACCTGGAACTATAGATGCTGATTATCGTGGTGAAATTAAAATTATACTAATAAATTTAGGTAATGATACTTTTGAAATTAATCATGGTGATAGAATTGCTCAAGGTATAATGGCAGCAGTTACAGCTAAAAATTATGTAAATCTAATTAAAGTTAATAATATTTCAGAAAATACTGAACGAGGTACTGGTGGATTCGGTAGTACTGGGACTAAATAAAATAAAAATGAAAACAAAAAACAAATTTGATTTTAACGATGTTTTAATACAACCTGCTAAAGTATCGTCTATTAGTAGTAGAAAAGATATAAACCCATTTTACGATGGGTTTTTACCATTAATAACAGCACCTATGGATACCGTTGTTAATGAAAAAAATAATCCATTGTTTACATTATTAAACATAAGAACATGTTTACCTAGAGGTGAAGAAAATCAATATGGTTTCACATCATACTCTTTAGTTGAAATAGAAACTAATTTTCTTATGTTAGACCCTAAAGGTATGTATCTAATTGATATTGCAAATGGTCATATGGAAAAATTGGTAATTGTAATAAAAAGAATTAAAAGAAAATACCCAAAACTTATATTAATGGTTGGTAATATTGCTAATCCTCAAACTTATATTGTTTTATCTAAGGCAGGTGCTGATTATGTTAGAATTGGTATTGGCAATGGTGGTGGTTGTAGTACAACGGTTCATACTGGTGTAGGTTACCCAATGGGTTCTCTTGTATCTGAATGTTATTTTGAATCGTGTAAACTTAAAAAACCAGCTAAGATTGTTGCTGATGGTGGTATGCAAAATTATGGTGATATAATTAAAGCTTTAGCATTAGGTGCTGATTATGTTATGGTAGGTAGTCTTTTTAATAAAGCAATTGAATCCTGTGGTGATAATTACCTTTGGAAAAAAGTAAAAGTATGTCAAGGAATTGCTGAATGGGCATATAAAAATAAAATACCTGTCTATAAAAAATTTAGAGGTATGAGTACTAAAGAAGTTCAAAAAAAATGGGGTAAAGAAGAACTAACAACTTCAGAAGGTGTTGTTAGATTCAGACGAGTAGAATACACACTTCAACAATGGGTTGAAAATTTTGAATCTTATTTACGTTCAGCAATGAGTTATTCAAATGCTAAAACTCTAGAAGAATTTATCGGAATTGCCGATACAATACAAATAACAAATAACGCTTATAAAAGATTTAATAAATAATGTTAACAGTAATATATTGCACAAGAGAAACTAAACCAGAACATAAAGAACACTTAATTAAGTCATCTGGTCTTCATAAACACATCGAGGTTATCGAAATAATCAATAATGGTGAATCACTAACCAAAGCGTATAATCGTGGCTTAAAACAAGCAGAATACAAACATGTAGTTTTTTGTCATGATGATATTACAATTGAAACAAAACAATGGGGTGTTAAATTGCTTAAACAATTTGAGAAAAATCCTGAATACGCTATCATTGGTGTTGCTGGTAGTAAAAATATGCCAGTATCTGGTCAATGGTGGGAAAAACGTAATAAAATGTATGGTCGTGTTCAACATACACATGAAGGTAAAACATGGTTATCAGCTTATAGTGATGATTTAGGTCAAGAACTAGAAGAAGTTATTAATGTTGATGGTGTTTTCTTTGCTGCCGATATAACTAAATTGGAAAAGAATTTTAATGAAAGTGTTGAAGGATTCCATTTCTATGATGTTACGTTTTGTTTTGAAAACTATTTAGCTGGGGCTAAGGTAGGTGTTACAACTGCTGTTAGAGTTAATCACCAATCAATTGGTATGACCAATGAGCAATGGGAAAGTAATAGAGAGATTTTTGCCGAAACATTTAAAGATAATTTACCAGTAGATATTAAAAGAGTATTACGTAAGGGTGAAAAATTAAAAGTTCTTATTGGTTGTTTAAGTTTTACTGATTATACTGGTTCAGAACTTTATACTTTTGAATTAGCAAAACAATTAATTAAAGAAGGTTGTGATGTTAGCATTTCTTCTACTATTGGTATGCCATTGAGTGGTTTGGCTAACAAATTAGGTATTAAATTGTTTTCTTTACAAGAACCACCTGGTTATAAATTAGGTGATGGTAAATGGTTATTAAAAACACAACAAGGTGATATTCCTAGCGTAGCAAATACTTTATATAAAGTAAGTGATGTACAGTTTGATGTTATTCATTTAAACCATAAACCAGTTACTGAACATATATTACGTTTATATCCAGAAACACCAGTAATTTGTTCAATACATTCAGAAGTTATTTCTTTGGAAGAACCTGTAGTTTCTGACCAAATTAAGAAATATATCGCAATTAGACCTGAAATTAAAGAATATATTGTTGATAGATTTAATATTGATGCTGAAAAGGTTGATGTTATATTCAATCCAATAGATACTGATAAATTTAAAGAAATTAATTCAACAGAAAAAAGAAATAAAAAACGTATATTATTTGTTGGAACTATTGATTATTTAAGAAAAGCAATGATTCAAGATTTAATCAATACAACAAAAGAGAATGACCAAGAGTTATGGATAGTTGGTAAAAAGAATGATACATATTTAGATGAAATTATTCAAAATGAATCACATGTTAGTTATTTTGAACCAACACTTAATATTGAAAAATTCATTCACCAATGTGATGAAACAGCTGGTATTCTTTTAGGTAGAACAACTGTTGAAGGTTGGTTATGTGGTAAAAATGGTTGGATTTACGATGTGGATTCAAGCGGTAATATCAAATCAAAAGCTTTACACGAAATTCCTAGTGATATTGATAAATTCAAAAGTGGTAATGTTGTTAAACAAATAATAGAAGAATATAAACAAATTCTAGAATAATGAAAAAAATTAAAGATTGGTTACTTAAAAAAAGTGGGTCAGTTATGTTGTCGTTAACCAACGTTGAAAAGAACGCTTTGGGTCAATCAGGTGAATTTATGTCCAGTGATATTCAACATACACAAAAATATACCCAAGGTCAAGTAGCCGATTCTTTAATAAATGGGGAAATTACTAATGAGGTAATGGACTTAAGATGGAGAATGTATAAAATTTTACAAGAAACTGATAGTTTAACAACTCAAATTATTGGTTATGAACCAGATGGTACCCCAATCACTAAAACTAGTAAAAAAGATGTTAAAAAAAGTCTTAAAAAAGTAAAAGTTGATTCATTTGATGATTATAAATTAGAATTTGTTGTTACTAACGATGAGATTATCACATCTGGCAATGATATGATGAATAATCAATATATTGAAATGTTAGATAAACCAACAATAAATTTAGATGATGAAGGAAATATTGTTAGTGCAACACATGGTGAGATTAGTGGTGACGAATACTATTTTACTAATAAAACTGAAAAATCAATAGTAATTAATAGTGAATTTACTCGTAGATTCTTTTTGGAAAATTTTACTAAAAAATTAAATATTAGACATATATCTGATAATGAAAAATTACTTGAATTTTATGTTAGTATTTATCCAGATGTTAATAATAGAACTAGCAGGCTTTTCCTAAGTGAATTAAATAAAATTATCAATGAAGGTAAAAAATCAGACATTACAAATATTGATGAAGTAGAATTTATAACTTATAAAGCTATTGGTGTTGACGATTTTTTAGAATATAAATATAAAATAACATCTTTTGATAAAATAATAGCTTTTAATGGTTCTTACGTAATTAAATTCTTATCTAAGGTAGTAATTAATGGTAAAAACATAACTAGTAAATATATTCAAAATGAATTAGAAGAAAAATATAAAAACAAAGAAAAAAAATGAGATTATTAATAAAATTCCCAACCAGAAACAGACCTAACAAATTTTTAAAAGTTTTGGATGGTTATGTTAAAAATTTAGATGATAAGACAACTAAAATAATTGTTTCGTGTGATTTAGATGATATTACAATGACCGAAGAACATATAAAAGATGTTATTGAACAATACGATAACGTAACTTTGGTCTATGGTGAAAATAAAAATAAAATTGAAGCGATAAACGCAGATTTAGAAAATGTAGAATTTGATATTGTATTATTAGCTTCTGATGATATGATTCCTATAGTTAAAGGGTTTGACACTATTATCAAAAATAAAATGTTGGAAAACTATCCAGACACTGATGGAATTTTATGGTTTAATGACGGATATCAAGGTAACAAACTTAATACATTATGTATTTTGGGTAAAAAATACTATGATAGATTTGGTTATATCTATAATCCAGAGTATGTTTCAGTTTGGTCAGATAATGAATTTATGGATGTAGGGAATATATTGGAGAAGCAAATATATTTTGATGAAGTAATTATTCAACATCAACACCCAGATTGGGGTTTTGGTGTTAGAGATTTTACACATACTGTTAATTCTATTAATGAAGCAAAAGATAGAGAAACATATAACAGAAGAAAGGAAAATAATTTTTATCTATGAAAACTGCCTTTAATACAATGTTTAAGAATGAAGAAGCAATACTTCCAGAAATCTTAAAGATATGGAAAACATACCCAATCGATTTGTTCATATTTTACGATGATAATTCAACAGATAATTCAGTTGAAATTATTAAAAAATATTTACCCAGTGAAAAAACCATAATAGTAAATGATAAACTACCAGCGTTTAATGAATCATATCAAAGACAAAAAATGATTGATGTGGCATTAGAAAATAATGTTGATATTGTATTTGCAATTGATTGTGATGAATTATTAACATCTAGTATAGTTAATAATTTTGATGAGTTTTTAAAAAAATATGAAACTACGGATATGTGGTTATTTTGGTATAATTGTGTTAACGATACTCTTGTGCAATATAGAAATGACCCACAATACACTAATAACTATAGAAGTTTTATTTTACCTTTAAAACACACTGGTAGATTAAATGTTAATGATTATAAATACCATACACCTAGAACACCACATGTAAATTTACCAAGAAGAGAATTTACTAGAGATTATGGTGTTATTCATTTACAAGCCGTCAATACACGTTTTTATGTTATAAAACAATTATGGTATAAACATTATGAATTTGTCACATACGGTCATAGTGTTGATTTTATAAATAGTCGATATGATTCTGTTGTTAATAATTTAAATTTTAGTGAAAGACATATGACAAATAAATTAATTGGCGGTATTGATTTTGATATTTCGGTATTTAATAATACAGCAAAGGAAAAGGAATACTTAAAATTCATTCATGACAATTATAATGAAGAATTAATAACATTTGGTAAAGAATATTTATAATGGAAAATTTTACAATTGCAATAACAACATTTGCTAAAAGATATAATTACATTGTTAATTTAATACCACAAATTAGAAATTACAGTGATAATAAAATCCTATTGATTATCAACGGTGAAAAGGATGGTGATTTTGATGAAGAATATAGAAAAAACATTCTAGAACTATGTGCTAAGTACAATAATGTATATCCAATTATGTTTGTTGAAACTAGAGGTTTATGTAAAATGTGGAACACTGGTTTAATTATGTCAGATAAAGAAGATGTTTTAATACTTAATGATGATATTGAAATCCTTTCTGGTGATATTGTTAAGTATGTATCTTCACATATTAAATCGCCAGAATATAAAGGATTAACTAAAATTAACGGTTCTTTTTCTCATTTTGTGACTAATAAAGTTATCATGGATAAACTTGGTTATTTTGATGAACGATTATTAGGTTTTGGTGAAGAAGATGGTGATATTTCTTATAGATTTATTAAAGCAGGTATTAATATAAATAACATTTATATTAATGGTATCATTAATATAGTTTCTAATATAAGACATGAACACATAACAGCTGGTATTGGTAAATACTCTAATTTTAATCGTCAATTTATTTATGGTGAAAAATATTCAGTGGATATGTCTAGCCCTTATAAAGGTATGTTTGATACACCAATGAATCAAAACTTAGAAGACATCAATCAATACCCACATGAAAATTTTTTTAGAGAAAATAAAGATAAATTGTAATGGAGATAAAGCAAATCACTGAAATTAATAAAACAGATATCTCAAAACTATTTGAAAAAGATTCTAATGGTCGAGAAATTAACATTTATGAATTAAGGGATTCAATGGTTACTGGTGAATCCTTATATTATCCAAATACGTTATTATATAATGGGTCTTTATATAACCCAATAAACGAAACAACTATGTCATTAAAAAATGTTGAGGTTGATGATAATTTTAATTTTACATTAAAAAAACCAATTAAAACCGAAGAAAAGTCGGTTTTTTTCTTTATATATAATATGGATAATTATTTTCATTTTGTTTATGATTCGTTGCCATATTTAATAACCTTTAACAAAATAAAAGAAACTAACCCAGAAACTAAGTTACTAATGAATTACCCTGCTGGCAAAAATCGATTCTATAAATTTGTTTTAGAATTTTTAGATATATTGGGTATTAGAGAAGATGATATCATTATTGCTGATGAAAATACAAATTATAAGAAGGTTTATATTTCAACATCTTACACACATGATTTTGATTCAAATTTACCACCTAGAAATGAAATATATGATTTTTACCAAGAAATAATTGATAAAGTAAAAATAGATGATACTGATTTACCTAAAAAGATTTACATTTCTAGAAGAAGTTGGTTACATGGTGATATGAGCAATATTGGTACTAACTATACTACTAGACGTAAATTAGTTAATGAAGATGAATTAGTTAAATTTTTGATGAGCAAAGGATACCAAGAAATTTTTACCGAAACCTTTACAACTGAACAAAAAATAGCTATATTTAAAAATGCTGAAAGTGTGGTTGGTGCTATTGGTGGTGGAATTTGTAATGTTTTGTTTTCTAAACCAGAATGTAAATTAACTGCATTAATTTCACCATATTTTTTAGATGTTAATGAACGTTTTAAATATTCATTAAACAAAGTTAATTTAACGTTATTTGACGATGTTAAAAACACTGAAACTACGGTATTTAAAAAATATATGAGAGTTAAATGTAATGATATTATTGGGGAAATAATAGACATACAAAATGATGACATAACAATAACTTACAGTGATGTTAAATTAGCTGGTTGGAATAGTGAAAATGAATATAAAACAATAACGAAAAAAACTTATGAGTGTGTTAGATTAGATGAAGGGTTAAATTCATCGTGGAAAATAAACTTAGATAAACTTAAAGAATTTTATGATTAATTATGTTGTTTATGGAAATACAGATTATTTGGATGTTTTAGAAATTCAAACTGATTACATATATGGTCGTGGTAATATTACATTATTTTTAAATAATAATGATTTAGAAATACAAAACCTAACATCAAAATATGATAGGATAATATATTACAATAATGATGATACATACGCTAAAAGATTATTATCCTGTATTCAACAAATAAAAGATGATTATTTTTTATTTTTACACGATATTGATGTTTTATTAAATGTTGATGATAAAATGATTAATAAATTTTATGATTTTTTAAGGGTTAATAATTTTGATAGAATTGATTTAAAACATTCTGATAATAAAATATCAAACCTAATTATTGAATATAATCCAGATAATAAACCTAGTGAATGGGAACCTAAATTATCTGAAGAATTAACAGATGGCCTTTATCTAATAAAACAAGATAATCCAAATGATTACATTTATAATGTTAACCCATCAATATGGAAAAAAGATTCATTTATTAAATTGCTAAGTAATTTTACACATAAAAATTATAGAACAATAGAAGAAATGGATGTGCAATTATTTTCAAAACAATTTAAGGTTTTTAAATTAACTGCTAATACTAAAAAATTATGTGGATATTTTAATTGTGTTGACGGATTTCAATTTTTACATATTAGTCACAGTGGTAAATTATTACCATTGAATAAAAATTTTGTGACAACATATGGTCAATCATACGTAGATATAAGTGATGAATACATTAAAATAGTAGATAAATACAACCTAACGAAATCAAATAAGTGGATAATATAAAATGAGCTTAGAACAAATAAAAGAATGTAAATATATCTCTAGTGTGGGGTTATTAAAAACAATAGACGAATTAAATCTGATTACTTATGATAAAACACCATCAAATATTGTGCACGATTATTCAAAACTACAAAATGGTTATGATGGTGTTTGCATTTATATAAAATTTTCTAACGTAAGAGAATTTATGTATCATGTATTACCAAGAATAAATTATAAATTTATATTAGTAACTGGTGATGGTGATGAAACTATGCCAAATGATATGTTTGATATGATAACATTTAATAATATAATAAATAATGAAAATATATTACATTGGTATTCGGTTAATTGTATTGAAACCATTCACCCTAAATTTTCTTTAATACCTATTGGTGTTAATTTTCATTCATTAACTTATGGTGAATTTTGTGGTTGGCATAATACATCTCAAACACCATTGGAACAAGAAAATATAATAGAAGAAATTAGAAATAATAATTTACCATTTCATTTAAGAATTCCTAAATGTTATTCTAATTTTCATTTTGTAACTTATCAAGAATTTGGAAATCCTAGAAAAGAAGCTATGGAAAAAATACCACAAGATTTGGTATTTTATGAACCTACTTTAATACCTAGATTCAATACATGGGATAATCAAGCCAAATATGCCTTTGTATTATCACCAATGGGTCATGGAATGGATTGTCATAGAACATGGGAAGCGTTAATGTTGGGTTGTATTGTTATTGTTAAAAAATCAATAATTGATAGTTTATATGAAGAGTTACCTGTTTTGATTGTTGATGAATGGGAAGATATTACACAAGAACTTTTAAATGAAACCATGGAAAAATTTAAAGATATGGAGTTTGATTATGACAGAATAACATTAAAATATTGGGTAAATAAAATTAAATCTTTAAAATAATATGATACAATACGAAGTTCACAAACATGTTAACCATGATACTTTAAGTGATGGTCTTGTAAATTATGTAATTTATAGTCATTCTAGTTTTTTGGATGTGTTAAATATTCAACTAGATTATATAATTGGTAAGGGTCATTTAACATTGTTTATAGATGAAAATAACCATGACTTAACTCATATTTATAAAAAATTTGATAGGGTTGTTTTTTATAATGGTAATCTTACTTATGGTAATAAACTTTTAAGTTGTTTAAATCAAATTGATTATGATTATTTTGTTTTCATACACGATAATGATATTCTTTACAATGTAGATAATCAAAAAATGTTAGAGTTTATAGATTTTTTAAGAGTTAATGACTACGATAGAGTTGATTTCCAATTAGCTTATGATTTTAATAGAGAACTTAGCCATACAATTGAAGATGATGGCTTATATCTAATTAAATCATCTAATATAGACACAACAGCAAACGGATACATCTACAACGTTAACCCATCAATTTGGAAATTAGAAACATTAAAAAAAATAATGCAAACATATAGTCATAGAGATTATAGAACAATAGAACATCCAGAAGTACAAGAATTTTGTTTACAATTTAATATTTTTAAACTGTATTCTAAAAAACAATACAATTGTGGATATTTCATTTGTTTGGAACCTTTTAAATATCTACACATAACACATAGCCAACATTATCTTAATCTAGCTAGTTTATCAAAAGAATCGTATAAAGATATTGAAGAAGTGTACGAAATAATAATCAACAAATATAAGTTAAGAAATTCTAACAAATGGATAAATTAAAAGATAAAAATAAACCAATTTTTATAATAGCCCATAAATTTTATAGAGGTTATGAATCTTACATCGAATACTATATAAGTAATATAAATAAATATTATGAAGATGCTTTAATAATTGTTGTGGATAATAATTCAACATATGTTGAAGATATTTTTAGCACTTTGAGAAAATTTAATAACGTTATTTTATTAAAGAATGATATCGATTGTAAATTTGAAATTGGTGCTTATAAACTTGGTTTAAAATTTATTATTGATAATGATTTTATAAGTGATTATAGTTATGTTGTTTTAACTCAAGATACATTTATACTTAAAAATAAACTAGATTTTAACTTATTAAATGAACAAAATATAACAGCAGCCCCAATTAATTCATTCACAATGGATGATATATTCAAAGATATTAGAGATGAAATTTTAATTAAACTGGGATTGTTTAATAATTTAGATAAAATTACATTTTGTTGGTGTAATAGTTTTATTATAGCTACTAATAAGGCTCAACAACTATTTAATTATTTTAAAGACATTATAATTACCACAAGAGATGAAAGTGGTGCCTCTGAAAGGTATTTAGCTAGAATTTTATGGGAATTAAATGATTATAAAAATAACGACATTGATGGTGATATGACAGCTTTAAAATATAGTTGGAATGGAAAAATTAACCCTTCACCAAAATATGATTGTCATAATGTAAATGTTTATGATGAAAATATAACAACATATTTTGTAAAAAAAACACAACAAAAAACTGAAAAAACTTGTGATAGATGATAATAGATAAAATTAAAAATAGTTATATAATCTACACGAATAATCAAGTAGTACATACCAGAGAATATTATAATTATTGTGTTTCTTTATTAAAAAAATGGTTAAATGACATAGATGATGATTTAAACATTATTTTTGGTGATTATAATTTTGATTTTGATAATCCTAACAAAATAATTAAGGTAGATATTCAATGTGAACATACATTGGTTAAAAATGGTGGTCGTTCAGTTACTAATAAAATATATGGTAACGTTAAAAGTGATGATGGTTATTATCTGGTTAGAATTGATAAATTTAATTATCTTAATTCTTTAGATATGGTAATAGAATATAGCTTACCAAATATTGAAAATATTAAAACTAGTGGTAAATTTAACGATTATTTAAATAAAGTTTTTTATGTTGCCCCTATGTTATATAAATCAAAATTTGATGGTGTTAAAACTGATATAATCACCTTATTTGACCATAATAATAATCATAGAAGGTCTAACATATTAAATAAGTTAAAAGAATATGGGGTAAATAATAAAATAGTGACTAATTGTTTTTCACATGAATGTTTATTAAATACTTACGATAAAACTAAAATAATGGTTAATGTTCACCAAACTGACCATCACCACACTTTTGAAGAATTAAGAGTTTTACCTGCACTATTAAATGGTGTTATTATTATAAGTGAAGATGTTCCACTTAAAGAAGCAATACCATATAACGAATATATCATATGGTGTAACTATGAAGACATTCCTAGTAAAACCTTAGAAGTTATGAATAATTATACTTATTATTTTGATAAATTATTTACTAATGGTAATATTGATGTTATCTTAGATAAAATTAATATTAATAATTTAGAAGCGTTTAAAAGATAAAATATGAGGGTTGCATTACTAATAGCTGGATATTTAAGAAGTTATGAAACAAATATTAAATACATTCATGATGAAATCATTAATAAATTTAATGATGTTGATATATATTTGCACATAACTAAAGATGAAAATACTGAAGATAAATACTTTAATCAAATTCAAGAAACAGATATTAAAAAAATAATCGACACATTAAATCCAACAACAACAATAATAGAAAACAATATTGTTTATAACCCTGATAAAAGAATTAATAATGTTATGAATCATTGGGGTAAATTATATAAATTAAACCAACTTAAATCAATTAAAGAAAATGAAACATCTAATTATGATTTGGTTATTAGATATCGATTAGATTTAAATATACTTTCTAAAAACGTTTTTAATTTTGATTTAGAAAAGGGTGTTATTTATCTACCTAAAGATGCTAAGATTGATAAAGTTAAATTAACTAACCCAAACGATAAATATTTATGTGATGCGTTTGCTTTTGGTGATTCTGAATCAATGGATAAGTATTTTAATATCTATAGTTATTATGGTAATCATATGTTACCAGTTTCAGAAACTGCTTTATATGATTACTTAACAAAAAACAAAATAAACCATAAATTAATTAATATAAATTATAATTTTGTTTTATCTAAATGCAATGTTTTTGCTATCTGTGGTGATTCTGGTTCTGGAAAATCCACACTAAGTAATTTATTGAAAAATGGTTATAGTGATTCATTTATGTTAGAATGTGATAGATACCATAAATGGGAAAGACATAATGAAAATTGGGATGGAATGACTCATTTAAATCCAGAAGCTAACTACATAACAAAAATGGAAGAAGATATCTTCAATTTAAAACTTGGAAATGATATTTATCAGGTTGATTATGACCATCATAGCGGTAAATTTACTGAAAAACAATTAATCAATCCATCAGATAATTTAATTGTTTGTGGTTTACATAGTTTATATGGTGATAATAACTTATATGATGTTAAAATATTTATGGATACTGATGATTCTCTTAAGAAAAAATGGAAAATTAAACGTGATGTAATTGAACGTGGTTATACTGTAGATAAAGTATTAAATAGTATAGAAAAAAGACAAAACGATTTTCAAGAATATATCACACCACAAAAAGATAATGCTGATTTAATAATTAAATTTTTTACTAGAGATATTATTGATTTTAATGATTTTGAAAGAGAAGAAAAATTAAGTTTGGAGGTTTCAATTAACAATAAATGTAAAAATCTGAACTATATTTTAAGAACTTTTAACGATTTAAATATTGATTATACTATTATCAATGATGATAAATTTACCAAAATAATCTTTGATGAATATGTTGAATTAAACGTGGTAGATAGAAAAATTTTTAACAACAGTAAAACGAACACATTTTACGATTATATTTTATATTTTATTTTTTCCCTTAACTTTACTAATTAATTTTATTTTCGTATATTTGCATATGGAAAATAAAATTAGAAAAAATTGTATCTTTTGTGAAAATGAACTAAGAAAAGATTTTTTTAGTAATGATTTAAACAACTATGTTGCTCACTACTCAGTAAATCAAGACGCTAATAATGATGATATGCAAAACATACCTTTTAATGTTTGTGTATGTGATTATTGTAAAACTCCACAATTAAAATATTTAGGCGATTTAAATGAAATTTATAAACTTAACCATGCTGATAGTACTGGTAAGATTATGAATAGTTTACACCGTGAAAACTTATCATTAATTTTAAAATATAAAGATTCAATAACTAACATTATTGAAATAGGAAGTTCTAAAGGTATCTTAGCTGACGAAGTAATTAAAAACATTGATTTAACTTATTATATAATAGAACCTAGTTATTTTGGTGACATTAATGATAAGAAAATTATAATCCCAGACTTTTATGAAAATGTGGATGATTCAGTAATAAATGCTAATACTATGGTTATATCACATGTGTTTGAACATTTTTACCAACCAATGGAGATTCTAAATAAAATAAGTAATAATAAAAAGATTGAAAATTTCTTTTTAGTTTTTCCTGATTTAGAATACTACATAAATAATGATGTTTTACATGTCTTAAATACCGAACATACATTTTATGTCGATAATCAATTTTTAATTAATTTATTAAAACATGTTGGTTTTGATTTGATAGAGCAAAGAAACCATGAAAACCATTCAGTATTGTTCTATTTTAAAAGAAATGACTCTGAAATTAATAACAATAAAATCGATTTTAAAAATACCAATTATGATTTGGATATATACTATTCAAAAATAAAAAATACTGTTGATAAATTCAACACTGTTATGTACAAAAATAAAGATAAAGAAATCTATCTTTGGCCAGCATCTATCCATTCATTATATTTATTAAATTTTGGTCTAAAAATAGAAGGTGTGACTGGATTTTTAGATAATAGTAAACTTAAAATTGGTAAGAAAATGTATGGAACCAATTTAACTGTTTTTGATTTTAAAGATAAAGTTACTGAAAAAGATGACAATGTTATTATCCTAGTAAGTGGTGGGGTGTTCAATCGTGAAGTTCAACATCAATTAACAATAAATAAAAGTATTTAATATGAATATGGTTAAAATAACTAATAATTTAATATCCCTATCTAAAGCCATATCAAAGTACTGTGTTGGTATGGAAGGTAATATATCTGGCAAAATAGATGGAAATTCTTTTTTAATAAAAGCCAGTGGTCAAAATTTATCAAATTTAAAAGAGGATGGTCTAGTAGAATTCTCAATGGATGGTATTCAATTAAATAACCCAGATAAAAAAGGTAGCATGGAATTAACTTTCCATACTTTTTTATTAGGGTTTGAAGATATTAATTACATATCACATACACACCCAACAAACACTTTAAAAATTTTATGTACCAATTACGCAAATGATTTTGCTAATAAGCGATTATTTCCAGACCAAGTAGTTTTTAATGGTGTTAAAGCATGTTTAGTTCCTTATGCTAAACCTGGTGAAAAATTAACTGAATTAATTAAACAACACATTAATTGGTTCATTGAAGAAGAAAAATATTTTCCAAAATTAATTTTATTAAAAAACCATGGTATTATTGCGTGTGGTAATTCTATTAATGAATGTATCATTGCTACTGATATTTGTGAAAAAGCTGCAAAAATTTTTATTGGGGGTATTGGATTAGGTGATATACATTTTTTAAGTGATAAAGAAATAAATGATTTAATTATTGATGATAATGAAAAATATAGAAAAAATTTATTATGAAAACAGAAGGAATAAGTTTAGGGTGGAATTGTTCTGCCGCTCAGGATGGTCTTAAATTAGGTTTAAGGAATACAAAAAGTAATGGGTATAAAACATGTCCGTTTGATATGATGATAACCAATTATGTGGGTATGTGTAAATGTATTGAAGATGATTTTAAATACTTTTGCGACCCAAATTATTTAGAACTAAGAAAAGCCCCTAAAATGTCTCCACATATCCCAAATCAAAAAGATGATGAAATGTGGGTTTTTAATTCTTATTATAATTTTTATTTTAATCATGAATCACCATATCATGGTAATCTTTATTTAAATGAGCAATGGAGTGGACCAAACCATTTTGTCAATAACAATTTTGAAAAATTCGTTGAAAGGTATGAAAGACGAATTAATAATTTTAGGGGGTATATGACTGGTTTAGAACTAGTTAATTTTATCGTATGGCGTTATAACGCAATACCTTATGAATTAGTGGATATTATTAAAGAAAAATACCCTAATTTAAATTTTAAAGTTAATACTATTATAGATTTTGGTAGACATACTGTTGATTGTTTAATAACTAACACACCAGAAGCTTCAAAAGAATATGAAATGGATTATCTTAGATATATGAACATAACTGAAAATGAATACCCAGAAGAATTTTCCAGGTATAGAAATGAATTAATAACTAAGGATATTAAAAATGATGAACATATCATTTTAATTTATCCAACTAAAATCTCTAGTTTAAACTAATGAAAACAAGAATAATTTACGTAGACATTGATGAAACTATTTGTGAAACACCAGAACCTAGAAACTATTTTAATGCTGAACCGATAAAAGAAAATATCGCTAAAATTAATGAGTTGTATGATGAAGGTAACACAATAGTTTATTGGACTGCTCGTGGTAGTAGAACACAAATTAATTGGTATGATTTAACTAAACAACAATTGATTGAATGGGGTGCGAAACACCATGAATTAAATGTAAGTAAACCATACTATGATTTGTTTATTGATGACAAAACACTTAGAATTGAAGAAATATGAAAAATAAAAAAATAATACTTATCCCACCAAATTTAGCATATGGTGATTGCTTATCCGTTATAGGATTAGTTTATTATTTGCTAGAATATTATGAATCAGTTTATTTTTATTTGGGTGAAACTGATACTTTATTAAATTATTATTCTGATTATTTTTCTAATGACCCATTATATAATCAAAGGATTTTTATTGTTGTAAAACCAGAAATTTTAATTAATAATGGTGAATATGGTGAATATCATATATGTAATACTTTAACTGGTGATTGGTTATCGGCAAAAACTAATTATGCTGAACTTCCAAATATCAATAAAGAGTTTTACTTCAATGATTTAAATCCAATTTATAATAAATTAAAAATTCCTAACGAACATTTATGTTTACCTAATAAACATTTACCTTCTTTAGAGTTGGAAATTAATCATTTATTTTATTATGAATTGATTGGTTTAAACAATAACGTTAGAATGGATTACTTCAATTATGAAAGAAATTTACAAAAAGAACGGATGTTTAAAAATCAAATACTTGCAAATTATGGTTTAGAACCTAATAGCAAATATAATATAATAAACGACCCTACAGGACAATTTAATGAAATCATACCTTACATTAAAAATGGGTTTAAAACAATTAACATTAACTTTTTAGCACCTAGTATTGGTAATTTATTAACTTTGTTGGAAGAAGCTGAAAGCATACATTTTATTGAAGGATGTAACGTTAACTTTTTTTATCATTGTCAATATAAGAATATTTTTAAATATGATAAAAAAATATATTTTCATACTTGGGTTCGCAATAGACATTGGTTATATCCAAATATGAATTTAGATTACGCATGGAAAATGATGGATACACCAAAATTACTAAATTGGGAATTTATCTTTGATAAAAATGAAACACAAAATATAATTTAAAATATGAAATTAATATCCCATAGAGGAAATATAATCGGACCAAATTTAAAAAGAGAAAACTCACCATCATATATTGACACTGCAATATGTGCTGGTTATGATGTTGAAGTGGATATAAATTTTACAAATGGTAAATTTTATCTAGGTCATGATACACCTGATTATGAAATAACTGAAATTTGGATGACTAAAAGAAAATATAACATATGGTTTCACTGTAAAAATTTAGAAGCTGCATCAGAGCTTATCAAATTACAAAAAAAATATGATATAGAGTTTAAGTTTTTTTGTCATTCATCTGATTCTTTTATTTTAACTAGTAATGATTATATTTGGGTTCATGATTTATCCTTAGATTTAAATAACAAATGTATTATTCCATTATTAAGTGATACTGATGTTTTAAAATATAACGGTAAATTAGTTTATGGTGTGTGTACTGATTATATTAGTTTAGCAGCATTTAATTTAAAACAAAAAGGATTATACAAATAAAAAAAATGAATAAAAATATACAATTAATTATACCTATGTCTGGTGTTGGTAAACGTTTTATCGATGCTGGTTACGCTGATACTAAATCACTTATTATTGTCGATGGAAAACCAATAATTCAACACGTAGTTGAAATGTTTAATAGCCCTGATGATGTTATTTTCATTTGTAATGAAATACATTTAAGAGATACTAATATGAGAGAAATATTAGAATCAATATCGCCAAATTGTAAGATATTTTCTGTATCTAATGAGAATAGAAAAGGACCTGTTGATGCTGTTTATCAAATAGCTGAATATATCGATGACAATAGAGAAGTTATCGTTAGTTATTGTGATTATGGTACTTATTGGAATTACGACAAATTTTTAAAGGAAACTAGAGAAGCAAATTCTGATGGTGCTATTGCATGTTACACTGGATTTCATCCACACATGTTAGGTTCTGATAATTATGCATTTGTTAAAATGGAAGATGATAAAGCAGTAGCGATTCAAGAAAAAAAACCTTTCACTGATAATAAAATGGCTGAATTAGCTTCTAATGGTACTTATTATTTTAAAACTGGACGTATAGTAAAAGATAAGTTTAAAGAATTAATAGATTTAAACCATTCATTAAATAATGAATTTTATGTTAGTTTAGTTTATAATTTATTAATTAAAGATGGTTTATTAGTTACAACCTTTTTAATTGAAAACATGTTACAATGGGGAACACCTTATGATTTAGAAAACTATAAAGGTTGGTCTGAGTATTTTTCTAATATGAAAATCACACAACCAAAAATTAAAAACCCAAAAGGTACGACTCTTGTTTTACCAATGGCTGGTAGAGGAAGTCGTTTTGAAGATGAAGGGTATCCATTACCAAAACCATTATTAGAAGTTGATAAACTGCCAATGATATTACAAGCAGTTAATTGCTTACCAGAATCAGACAATAATGTTTTTATGTGTTTAGAAGACCACATTAAAAATTTTAATATTGACAAAAAATTAAGTGAGTATTACCCTAACACTAAAATTGTTTTAATAGATAAAACAACCGAAGGTCAAGCTTGTACATGTGAAATAGGTATTAATAAAACAAACATTGATTTAGAATCACCAATATTAATTTCTGCGTGTGATAATGGAGTTTATTACGATTCACAAAAATATTTAGATATGGTTAATGATGAATCTATAGATATTATTGTGTGGACATTTAGAAATAATCAAGCTAGTAAAACAAGCCCTAATTCGTATGCGTGGTTAGATGTTGATAGTGAAGGATTTGTTAAACATGTTTCATGTAAGAAATTTATTTATGATGACCCTTTGAAAACACATGCTATTATTGGTACTATGTTTTTTAGAAAGAATAAATATTTCATGGATGGTTTAAAAATGAACTATGAAGAAAATATAAGAACCAATGGTGAATTTTATGTTGATGATGTATTAAATCAAAATATAAAAAACGGATTAAAAGTAAAAGTTTTTGAAGTTAAAAATTATATTTGTTGGGGGACACCCAATGATTACAAAACATATCAATATTGGTATAATTATTTTAATAAAATAACTAATCGCATTGACTAACCCAAAAAAATAAATGAAAAAGAAATTAGCCTTAATACTAGGAGCCAATGGTCAGGATGCGTCTTATTTGGCTGAATTATTAATAGATAAAGATTATGAGGTTCATGGTACTATAAGAAGAAATTCAGTACCAGAATCTCAAACAACCAGAATCCAATCACTTCGAGATAATAATCAAATAACCCTACATTATATGGACCTTACGGACCCTATTAGTGTAGAATCAATTATTAATAATTTAAAACCTAATGAAATATATCATTTAGCTGCTCAAAGTCACGTACAAATTAGTTTTGAATTACCAAAATACACACTAGATGTTAATGGTGGTGGCACACTTGCTGTTTTAGAAGCAGTAAGAAAATTCTCACCTAAATCTAAAATATATCATGCGGCAACGTCTGAAATGTTTGGTAATTCTATCGATGATGACGGTTATCAACGTGAAACAACACGCTTAGCACCAGTAAGCCCATATGGTTGCAGTAAATTATATGCTCATAGTCTTTGTAATAATTATAGAAATGCGTATGGTATGTTTATAACTTCTGGGATTTTATTTAATCATGAAAGCCCTAGGAGAGGAATTAACTTCGTAACCAACAAAGTAGTACTTGAAGCTGTAAAGATTAAACTAGGGCTCTCTAATGAGCTTGTATTGGGTAACCTAGATGCTGTTAGAGATTGGGGTCATGCAAAAGACTATGTTGAGGGGATGTGGAGAATGTTACAACAAGAAGAACCTGATGATTATGTATTGGCTACGGGAGTATCAAAAAGTGTTAGAGATTTAGTAGAATATGTATTTGGTAAATTAGATTTAGATTCAACCAAATATGTTAAAAGCAATGAAAAATTTCAACGTGCTGAAGAATTACATTTCCTTAAAGGAGATACGTCTAAAGCTAAAGAAAAATTAGGGTGGAAGCCCATATATACTTTTGAAACAATGTTAGATGAAATGATTCACCATTGGTTTGAAATACTTAGACCAAAAAATTCATAGATATGGGTAGATTATTAGTAACAGGTGCCAATGGATTAGTTGGTTCCCAATTTAAGGGTGATTTAGTGCCAATAACCTCAAAAATGGTTGACCTTAGAGATAAAAAAAGCACTGAAGACATTATTAATTTTTATACCGATAAAGAAAAACAAGGAATGTTTGCTATTGATAAAATTATTCACTGTGCTGGTAAAGTAGGTGGTGTTGGTGGAAATATGAATTATAAAGGAGATTTTTTTTATGATAATATTATGATAAATACTAATGTTATTGAAGCAGCTAGAAAATCTGGTGTGGAAAAATTAGTTGTATTCTTATCAACATGTATTTTTCCTAATGATGTTGAATATCCATTAACTGAATCTAAAATACATTTAGGTTCACCACATCCTTCTAATGATGCTTATGCTTATGCTAAAAGAATGGCAGACGTTCAAATAAGAGCTTATAGAGAACAATATGGTTTAAAATACACGTCAGTTATTCCAACTAATATTTATGGTCCTAATGATAACTTTGATATTAAAAATGGTCATGTTATACCTTCATTAATACATAAATGTTATTTAGCTAGAGAAAACAAAACTGATTTATATATTTGGGGTTCTGGAACACCTTTAAGAGAGTTTATTTTTTCTAAAGATGTTGCAGAATTAGTTACATGGGTAATAAATAATTATGATGATTTTGAACCATTAATACTATCAACTTCTGAGGAAATATCAATTAAAGATGTTGTTAATGTTATCACTGAAAATATGAATTTTAAAGGTAATGTTATTTTTGATAAAACTAAACCAGATGGTCAATTTAGAAAACCTAGCGATAATTCTAAATTAAAATCCTTTTTACCAAATTTTAATTTTACTCCTTTTGAAGATGGGATTAAAGAAACTATTGAATGGTTTGAAAAGAAATATCCTAATATTAAACAATAACATATATTTATTAATAAATAATTTATGACAAAAAAAGCGGCAATAACAAAAGTCCCAGCTACAAAACCCACAACTAGAATAAAAAAAACTGATGTGGTAGCTAACCAAGAAGTAAAAAAAAATGTTGACTTACTATCTCAAATAAAAATAGATTTAAAACATAAAAATGAAATTCAGAAAAAATTAACATTGGCTATCAAAAATGGTGATGTTACAATTTGTACAGGACCAGCAGGAACTGGTAAAACACTTTTAAGTGTTGCTGAAGCTCTAATTCTTTTAAAAGCATTTCCAGATAAATACCAAGAAATAAAACTGGTCAAATCAATAGTTCAACTTAAAGACGAAGACTTAGGCACGCTTCCTGGTGATGAGAAGGATAAACTTAAATTTATAATGATGTCATTTTTTGACGCATTTTATAAATTAATTGGAGAAGAATTAACCAACAAATTACTTGAAGCTGGGTATATTAAAATGGAAGTATTTGGTAGTATTCGTGGAAGGTCAATCGCTAATTGTATTATTTTATTCGATGAATTTCAAAACGTTACCGATAATAATGGAAAAACATTACTTACTCGTTTCTCAGAAAATACCAAAGTTATTGCATTAGGTGATAGTAATCAAGTCGACCTTAAAAATCCAGAAACAAGTTGTTTATCAGAACTAGTTCGTATGGCAAAATTAATACCCGAAGAAGGTGTTAATGTTATTGAATTTACAGAAGCTGAAGTTGTTAGACATAGACTTACCAAGTATTTTATTCAAATATTTGAACATAAAGATTACAAGAAAAAAACTGATTCTAAAAGTGTTACAACTAAAAAACAAAAAGAAAAATCTTTTTTTCAAAAATTTTTAAATTTATTTAAATAATTTATTAGTTTTTTCTTTACTTATCTTCATATAATCATTAAATTGGTAACATGAAGATAGGAATTACCCTTAATGAGGTTTTAAGAGATTTTATTGGCCAACTAGCTTACACTTATGATAAGTATGTTGGTGAAAATGATGTGACTGAAGAAGATATCACTAATTTTAATTTAATCGAATTTTTTAAATTTGATGACATCAACAAATTTAATACGTTTCTTTATTTGGAAGCACCTCTAGAAATTTTTGGTCATGCTGACCAGATGTCAGACGGTTTAATGAATCGTTTTAATACTTTTTTAATGGATATAAAAGACGATGGAGAACATGAAATTGAAATCGTTAGTCGTGAAATTGATAAAAGTATTCCATCAACTTATTTCTTTTTATCAAAAACCAGTTGTAGAATTGATAAAATAAGATTTGTACAGGATTATGCTAGTAAATGGGATGGTCTAGATTTATTAATTACCGCTAATCCACAAGCTTTAGAAGCTAAACCTTCAGGTAAAATTAGTGTTAAGGTTAATACAACATATAACAAAAATATTAGTGCAGATTTTGAAATTGATTCAATATTAGATTTTATTAAAAACGAAGACCTTAGAAGTAAAATTCTAAATACCAAAATAACAACTTACGAAGAAATTTAAAATATGATAGAATTTGGTGGTATAATGTATTATATAGATATTGATGCATTAGAAAAAGTAATCAGTCCACCCTTGGAACCAACAAAATTAGTTGAAACACATACTAAAACTTATTTAGATGAAAAGGGTAAAATTATTAGTGTTGAAGTTAACGAATCATCTACAGAAAGAGTTAGAGAAGTTAATGCCGCTAAATACGATTTAATGAGGACTATGATTGAAGTAGTATTAGATGGTACAGAAGATGACATTGATGATACAATGGGTGCTGAGAGAGGCTTAGAAAAAGCTTCATTATCATTTAAAATAGCATTTAATACTCTATACGAGTACGAAATAATAAAAGAAAAAGAATAACAATTAAAAACTTCAAAAAAAAATGGAAGAACAAAAAAAACAAATCGAAAGTACATTGCAAAATTTAAATGATAAAACATTTAGTTTATACTTTTTTACTTTAGACACCAAAGGTAACCCTACTGCTGGTATTGCAAACATTTACGAACACGTAAAACTACTTAATGAATTAGGTTATAATGCATCTATTCTACACGAAAAAAATGATTATAAACTTAGAGCTGATGAAGAAGGTCAAGGTGTTGCTGAATGGTTAGGTGAAGAGTATGCTCAATTACCACACGTTTCAATCGAAGGGCAACAATTAAATGTTGGACCTGCTGATTTTATTATTATCCCAGAAATCTTTTCTAATATTATGGACCAAGTTAAAGCTTTTCCATGTAGAAAAGTGGTTATGTCACAAAGCTATGATTATTTATTAGAATTATTACCAATCGGTAAAAGATGGAACGTAGATTATGGTTTTAATGACGTAATTACTACTAGTGTTAAACAAGCACAATATTTATCAACTCTTTTCCCAGGAATAAATTTACATTTAGTTCCAGTATCAATTCCTACATACTTTAAACCTAGTGAAAAACCTAAAATTCCAGTTGTTGCTTTGCACACTAGAAATCAATCAGATGCTTCTAAAATTGCTAAAGCATTTTATTTACAATTTCCAATGTACAAATGGATTACTTTTAAAGAATTAAGAGGGTTACCTAGACAAGAATTTGCTGAAGAATTAGGAAAATGTGCTTTAGCGGTATGGGTTGATGATACAGCAGGTTTTGGTACGTTCCCATTAGAAGCTTTTGAATCAAATACTACCGTAATCGGTAAAATACCTAATATGGTTCCAGAATGGATGGAAACTACTGATGAAGAAGGTAATAACGTTATTAAAAATAATGGTGTTTGGACCAATACAACATTAAATATTCCAGAATTAATTGCAACATATTTGAAAGTATGGTTGGAAGATGCTATACCATCTGAATTAACTGAAGCAATTGACTCTAGTAAAGGTCAATATACTTCTGAAAAACAATTAACTGCAATTACTGAAGTATACGGTGGTTTAATTTCAAATAGAATTTCTGAACTAAATAACATGCTAAATTCTATAAAAGAACAAGAACCAGCTGAAGTTGAAACAACTAACAATTAATTAATATAAAAAAATATGGAAACTAAAACAGAAATAAGCGTGATTCTTCCAGTTCATGAATTGAACGAAGAAACTAAAATATTATTTTCTAATGCCGTTGAAAGCGTTAGAATTCAAAGCATTAGACCTGATGAATTAGTCATTGTCGTACCTAAAGATAGCGATGTTGCTACTTTTGTAAAAGGATTTGATTTCGGTGATTACTCTAAATCAATTACTATTGCTGAAAATGACGGTGATACAGATTTTGCTTCTCAAGTAAATTATGGTGTAGGTGTTGCTAAATCTGAATGGTTTAGTATCTTAGAATTTGATGATGAATATGCTACCATTTGGTTTAAAAATGTTGTAAAATATAGACAAGCACATCCTAATGTTGATATTTTCTTACCTATCATCGTTGATGTTGATGGTGAAAATAAATTTATTGGATTAACAAATGAAGCTGTATGGGCTAATAGTTTTTCAGATGAATTAGGTATTTTAGATAACAACGCATTATTAACTTATCAAAATTTTAATACTGATGGTATGGTAATGAGAAAATCAGTATATGAAGAAAATGGTGGATTTAAACCTAGTATTAAATTAACCTTCTTATATGAATTTTTACTACGTATGACATTTAAAGATGTTAGAGTTATGGTTTTACCTAGATTTGGTTACAAACACATAAATCAAAGAGCTGGTGCGTTATTTACAAACTATAAAGAAACTCTAGACCCTATAGAGGCTAGATGGTGGTTAGCAACAGCAAAAAAAGAGTACTATTTCCCTAAAGATAGAAAAATAACGTATGAAGTTCAAAATGGATAAATGGTTAATAAACGAGGACGTAAAAGGAAAAACGATATGTACTTTGGTCCAGATGAAGAAGAAGCCGTTATCAAATTTCTGGAATCAGAAGATGAAGCAGAAAGAAATTTAATCTTTAACGAGTGGCTTAAAGCACCACTAGATAAAATGATTGAATCAATAATCAGAAGATATAAATTATATAGAAAGGGTGAAACGTTTGAAGACCTTCATACGGACACCCTTTCGTTTCTGATGACAAAAGTACATAAATTTGAAACAGGTCGTAAAGCTTATTCTTATTTTGGCACCATATGTAAACATTATATATTAGGTCTTTTAATTAAAGATGAAAAATATATGAAACAGAATTCTTCATATGAAGATATGTCTGAAGATATTGAGGAACGTAACGATTTAGTATACTATATCGAGGACGATGATTTTTCAATGGATAAATTCATTAAAAAAGTCTCTGATGGAATTAAAGATGAATTAGATGATACTAAACACCCACCCAAAAAGAAATTAAACGAAAATGAAAAAAAAGTAGGTTATGCTCTGGTTGAAATATTAGAAAATTGGGAAACCGCTTTTGAATCAATGGATGGAGGTTCAAAATACAATAAGAATTCAGTACTTGAAACTATGCGAAATTATACCAACCTATCAACAAAAGACATTAGACTATCTATGAAACGATTTAAAGATATGTACGAGTTGTTAAAACAAAGAGGTCTTTAGAAAAATAGTATAAAAACAGATTTTCAGGTATTTATAGTAAATAACATTTAATTAAAACTATTACCATGCCAAGAAAAACTAAACAAGACGTAAAAGTAAATAATAATGAATCGTTAGAAGGTCTTATGCAAGAAACCTATAATGATGCATGTCTACAAATAACTGATAGTCAAAAAACTATCAATGAATTATCTTCTAGTGCTGTACCAGTCGATGTTGATGATTATACCAAAATTGCAAAAGAAAAAGGAAATCTTTTAAAAATTAAAGATTCGGCTATTAGAATAAAATTAGAAATAGCTAAATTGCAAAGTGATATAATTAAAAATAGAGGTGATGTCGATTCGGCTGTTTCTGAAAGAAGCAACGGTTCCGCAAGTCTTAGTGATTTTAAATCAATTAGAGAAATGCTTAAAAACGACAAAAATAATTTAGAACATATAGAAGATTAATATGTCAACACTAGACAAAAAAAATAAAATAACTGCAAAGATTGCCTCTACCAAAGTAATGATAGCAGATAAATCTGATAAGTTCAATAAAAAGAAAACAGAGGCCTTAGAATCTTTTAACAATGCGAAAGGTAAAGTAGTTGCGTTTTTAACCGACTTGCTTACCATTCTTGTTGGTTTTAAATTGCTAATAGATACTATTGTAGATACTTTTACATATTATCTAAGCAAGATAGAAAAAGAAATTAAAAAAGGTCTTAAAATCGAATTAAAGAGTATTGTAAGTTGTGGTATCAATCCCAGCTTACCAGATTTTTTGATGTCAACAGGTACTGGTATAATTATTGAAGTTAATAAAATTGATTTTTTTGATGTTTTTAAAGTTGACCCAAATTCTAAATCTGGTAAACTATTATACAAAGATATAGTTAACCCAGCATATAATAGTAGTGATTTTAATACATTTTTATATGGCGTTATTCAAGACGATAACGTCTTACACTATTGGAAAAATACCTCAAATTTACCATTAATAAGTGTTATGTTTAATTCTCAAGGTACTAGCACTAGACCAAACAATAGTTTAACTATTAAAGCTGCACCTAGTTATGATACTAAAAAACTTACTGATTTAAACAACGATTTTTTAGATACTATCACGTTATTTAATACACAAGGAATAATTAATCGTATTTTAGATTCTATTTACGGTTCAATTTCTTTTAGTATAAACAAAAGTAAAAAACAATTAATTAATGAGGCTAAAATAAATACGGTAATTGAAAAAATGATGGATGCTGATGCTAATGATATTATTAGTGATGAGTATTTCACTTTTACTAATGATGAAACATTTGAGAATGAAGAACGTGCTACATTAAGACAACAAGGAGTGCATGTATTACAATTATCTACACCAACAAATGCATCAATTCCAATGTCAATGTTAACTGATATGAATGACCAATTAGATATACCTAATTTAACGGCAATTCAACAAAAAGCAATTATTTCTGAGAATTTAAGTAAAATGGCTGACCAAACTACTATCAATAATTTACCTAATTTCCCACCAATTCCAAAAATACCTAACATACCAAAGATGCCAGTATTGCCATCAATTCCCGATAATGTTTCGATAAAATTAAGTTTTACTACCGAAATATTTAAAAATTTTACTAAAACAATTATTAGTAGTGTGTTATCACCTAAAGTAATTATGATTTTTTTAATAAATCTTAAAATAGTGTATGGGGAAAAAGCAGTGTATGAAGATGGTGTTGATTTCATCAAAAAAAATAAAAATATATTCAAAGCATTAATAAAAGGTATAACAACAATAATTATAAAGATTCTTTTAGGTTTAGCTTTAAAAGAAATTTCTAAAATAGTAGCTAAAGCCATAGTTAAAAAAAGAATTGAAAAAATGAAACATAGGAAAGACCAAATGTTATCATTGGTTGGTGTTGGAATGCAAACTTTAAATAATCTAGCAAACACAATAGTATAATGAGTACAGATGTAAATAAAAAAGATGAAAATGAGGACACAGGATTTTTGGATTCTATTGATGGTGTATTAGATACGTTATTAGCCGCCTTTTCAGTTCCAGAAGAACCAGTTGCCCCATTACCACCACCCCTTATATTGGTAGGTGCTAAATTAAGACCAGGTGTTTCAACAACATCGGTTGTTTCAAGTGTTATTGCTAGACAAACGGAAGCTGGTTTACCTGTCGGTGATGTTTTTGCGGATGGTCCCAATACCAATGAATTAATGATTAAAATAATTGTTGAAGAAGTAATGAATACGTTATTAAATGAATGTGTTGTTAACGTAGTAATTGACCCAGGGATTCCAGTAATGGTGGTTGGTGCAAATGGTGGTGGTCCAATGATTTCAATGGGTTACACAACCTTATATGGTAGTGGTAATGGTATAATAAGATAATAAAATTAAAAAAATATGAGTAAATTAGATGATATGAGTAACAATGAAATACTTTTTCTTGTTAAACAACTTGAAGCTGACCATGAAGCTATTAAGCTTAAAATGATTAAAGATTATGATAAAATGGTAGAAATAGAAAAAGAATTTGATGACGCAAATAAATTATTACTTAAAAGACTTAAAGGAGAATAATGATAGGAAATAACAATTCAACAGTTGGTACTGGTAGAGCAAGTAGTTATGATACTAAAGATTCATATAAACATCTAGTTATAGGTGAAGTTAAGATTGTGGATGACCCTCAAGGTCTTGGTAGAATTAAAGTTAGAATAAAAGGTGTTATTGGTTTGGGTGGTGATGATAGCAAAGCAGATGTTGATTTACCATGGGCTTTTCCACTTATGCCAAAAATGTTTAATATTCAACCAAAAGTGGGTGAAAGTGTTTATATCTTTAATTTTGGTAAAGATAAACAACATGTGGATAGAGTATATATAGGACCCATAATTTCCCAATCTCAAAAATTAAATTTTGATTCTCACTATGGAAGTGCACTAGCTGGTTTTAGTTTTGGAACACAAGCAGCAAATGTTAATATTACTAATGTACCAGATTTAAATGGTGTTTTTCCTGAACCTAGCGATGTTTCAATAGAAGGAAGATATAATACGGATATTATACAAAAATATAATGAAATAGTTATTAGAGCTGGTAAATTTGAAGCATCAACACAAACATTTGAAAACCCTTATACTTTTAAATTTAACAAAACAACACAAGCTTTTATACAAATTAAAAATGATGTTAAACTTAAAAATGATATGCAATTTTTAAATTTTGATAATTTATCTTCTGAAAAAGGTACTGTTACCAACATAGTATCAAACAAAATAAATCTTATAACTCATAGTGGTGGTTATCCTAGATTTAATGTAACTAATCAAACAGATTTAATTTCTGAAGATGAATTACTTAAAATACTATCTTCAGAAATTGAAGGTGGTGCTCATAGACTTCCTTTTGGTGATGTGTTATTAGAATATTTAAAATTACTTAAAAATGCATTATTATTTCACGTACATAGAGGTAACGGCCTTACGGGTACAGATTTAGCTACTTCTGGAAATGTTCAAGCAATGGCAGAATTCAAATCAAAAGCTGAAGATTTAGAGAAAAAAATGTTGAGCAATAATGTTAGAATTAATTAATTTTCTTAGATATTTATATATAAAAGAAAACAATGGTAATTAGAACATATTTTGATAAGAACAATACAATCGTTAGCAGTCAAAGCGTAAATACTGGGTTAAACCCAGTAACTGAATTATTTTATGGTGGTGCCGCTGGTATGGAAAAATTTAGTAGATTCTTATTTCATTTTGATGAAACTAGACTTAAAGACTTATATACAGGTGGAACATACACTGACATAACTAAATTAAAACATACTCTTAGACTTACCAATACAGCTTCATTTGATACTAATTTATTAAATAAAAGTATGGCAGCTAAAAAAAGAGCTTCCTCTTTTGATTTAATAACATTTAAAATTAATCAAAATTGGGATAACGGTGTTGGTTATGATTATGAAATACCAATACTAATAGGTGGCGATGATGCCTATGCTAACACAGCTTCCAATTGGGTCAACGCTCAAACAGGTATTAGTTGGGCTAATGGTACTGGTGTTTATTCAGCTTCACCAGCTAGTATTACAGTAGCAACACAACATTTTGATAAAGGTAATGAAAATATTGAAATGGATATTACTGATTATGTTAATAGTGTTCTTACTGGTAACACTAATTATGGTTTAGGTATTGCTTTTAGTAGAGGTTACGAACAAATGACCAATGGTACCCTTCAATATGTTGGTTTCTTTACAAACAACACACAAACATTCTACGAACCATTTATTGAAACAATATACGATAATCATATTACTGATGATAGAAATTATTTTGTTTTAGATAAACCAAACAAATTATACCTATACGTAAATGTAAATGGAAACCCTGTTAACTTAGATACTAAACCTAGTGTTGATGTTAATGATGGTTACGCTACTTATACACCTTCACAAGTTAATCACGTTAGCAAAGGTGTATATTCAATTGATTTAATCGTTAACTCAGCTGATGGTACACCAGATACTATTTGGGAAGATAAATGGACAGGTATTGTTCTTAATGGTGTTTCTAGACCTGATATAACACTTGATTTTGTATTAAAAGACTCTATGAACTACTACAACCTAGGAAGTGATGATATGTTACCTAAAAAAGTTGCTGTAACTATTGGTGGTTTGCAAAATAAAGAAAAAATTAAACGTGGAGATATTCGTAAGGTTATTGTATCTGCTAGAATCCCTTTTACCATAGAACAAACACAATATATAGATAATCTTAAATATAGACTTTATGTATCAGAAGGTTCAGCTGAATTAACTGTAATTGATTTTCAACCAGTTGAAATGGCCAATAATTATTACTATTTCTTATTGGATACAGCTAGTCTTATCCCAACAACATATTATATTGACGTATTGGCTACATCTAATTCAGAAGTTACAACACTTAAAAATGTTGTTCAGTTTGATATAGTAAATCAAGTCGATTTAAGAAAAAGATAGTAGAACACTTGACAAAAAAATATTTTGTTGTATATTTATCATTAACGTTAACTCACGTATTGGTTTCGAGTCATTTTGACTTTAGAGTTGTTTAGGCAACAAAGAAATTAGTACAATAATAACAAAAATTAAAAAGTTAAAAAAACATGAAACAATCAATCTGTGAACCTACTAAAAAGGTTCCAACAGCAAACCTTGCTGTAAACAAAAGTAGAATAAAACTCTACAACAAACAAGGCGAAATGCCGACTTATTATCTTCAAAACGGAACAGAGTTCCAAATTGAATTATTTAACCCTACAAGAGACGTTGTATTAGCTAAAATCACACTTAACGGTAATCCTATCTCACAAGGCGGTCTTGTTTTAAATCCTGGCCAAAGAGTGTTCTTAGAACGTTATTTAGATATAGCAAAAAAATTTCTATTCGATACTTATGAAGTAGCCAAAACATCTGAAGCTCAAGAAGCAATAGAAAAGAATGGTGATTTTAAAGTTGAGTTCTTTAGAGAAAGAACCCCTTATCATAATCCATTTATATTAAATACAAATACCAATCATAGAACCATTTATGGTGGACCAAATACTATAAATCTAAATGGAATTCTTATAGGGAATTCAACTGGTGGTTATGTTGGTCAAACTACAACAAATATCACCGATACATTTACTACTAATTCTGCTAATTCAACAAATACATTAGGATTAACTGGTATGATTACCAACACAAGTACTTTAACTAGTGGTACCAACGCTTTCTTTAATCAAACAGCAAGTAATACTGGTAGTGTTAGTATGGATAGTCTTTATGATACTGATGTAACATATTCACAAAGAACTGTACCAATGAAAAAAAGTAAAAAATCTTTATTGGTTGAAACTGGTAGAGTGGAAAAAGGTTCATCATCTGACCAAAAAATAAAAACGATAGATAAAGATTTTGAATATTTTTCATTTCATACTATCGAATGTAAAATGCTTCCAATATCTCAAAAGATAAACACAGCCGAAGATATAAATGTAAAAGTATATTGTACAAACTGTGGTGCCAAATTAGGTAAAGGACACAAATTCTGCAGCTCATGCGGAACTAAAGCTTAAAAAATAAACTATAAGAGTTAACGTTATAAAAAACCTAGAGAAAATCTAGGTTTTTTTATTTTATAATGAGAACCAATTAGGTAATCCAGACCATTTTGTTTTTAAAGCTGTTTTACCATTTTCAAACCAGTCTGGAAATTTTGTATAATATCCACCTATTTTTTTATATTCTGATGGTATTTGTGCTTCAGGTGTTATTTTTAATGGTTCAGTAATTCTTGGAAATTGGTTAGCGGTAAAATCAATACCATAACCATCAAGGATACTAAATATGTGTGAGTCACCTTCTCCAGATACACCAGGAAATTTTTTAATATCCAAAGGTGGTGCTAAAAGAAAAACATAAGGTTCAATTTTTTTATTTTGTTTTAACCAATTAACAAATTTATAAGTTGAATTTTTACAATCATCACTTGCATTATATGATTGAGAATTCATAAATTCTTTTGCTAAATTTATTATTCCATTATAATCTAATCCTTCTCTTAATAGTTTTTTAATTATTTGATTCATTTTATTTTATATTTAAATTCATTTTATTAGTTTTAAAAATATTATTTAAATCTTTAAGTGATATACTTGTTATTAATCCATTTATATTAGAACCAATCCAACATTGTATCTTTACGTCTAGAAATAACACTTTAAAATATGAACTTGGAATTGGTATTCTAGACTTTGCTAAAAATACTTTCTTATTTGGGTCATATATGACTCCTGTGACAATAACCGCATCTTTCTTAGCTTCCCCTATCATATCTTCAATACTGCGTTCTAATTGAGCCCATACACCTCTATTAAAACCTGCCAATTGTGGTGCTTGGTTAAACATGCTAAATGAATCATGATTAAGTTTATTATCGTAAGATGTAATATGTGATGGTGTTAAATGACCTAAATCATATCCAGTATGTATAAATTTATCTTTTATGTATTTTCCTTTATAAATATCTTGAAACCAATTATTATCTCTTTCTTTATCTAATTTTAAATAATTAGCATATGTGATTACATGTTTAGATACGTATGTACATGTATCTTTGGTTAAATATAAAGTTATATCACCATGTGGAATAATTAATTTGTTATCTGTAATAACTGTCTGTGCATAGTTGTTTATTTCAATAAACAACATTAATAATAAAAACATTTTCTTCATACCTATAAATATCCTACAAAACAAAAAAGACCACCGTAATGGTAGTCTTTTTTTGTTTATATAAGAAATTTGATTATCTTAATTCGTTGATGTTGAATGTTGGAACACCATCAACTCTTACATGGCCGTAAAAACGATTATTGACTACCTTTTTAGCATATCTAGTCATAATACCTTTAACTGGAGCAAAGTTGAACGGATTGTACATCGTTGGAGTTAATTGTAATGGTACGTATGGAGCATAGATGTAACCAGTGTCAAGCAATGATTTTCCTTTGTGTCCGATGATTACTGAGTAAGCTGGAGCATAAGGGTCACGGTACACTTGGTAACGACCACTTAATGAACCAATTCTTTCAATACCCATGTTGTAAGAATCTTGTTCTGGGTTAGCATCACTTACGTGGAAGTATTCTAAATCATCAAAGATAGCAGAGATTTCAGAAGAAACTACGATAAAGTTAGCACCACCTCTAAGAGTAGATTTGTGGATTTGAGCAGAAACTTGGTTTAATCTAGTGATTAAAGTTTGGTTCCATTCTTTTTGAGTGTATGGGTTAGCAGACGTTGCAGCTTTTCTCCATCCATTATAATCCCATCTCAATTGCCAAGCAGCAGCTTTACGGATATCTCTTAAGATTTCACGGTCAATTTCAGCAGCAACTTGTTCTGATAACATTGCAGTTAATTCAGCTTCAGCATCGATGTTGTGGAATGCACTAACGTCTTGAGCAAGCTCTGGAGACCAAGTAGCACGTAATTTTCTTTCTTCTACAGAAACAACAACTTCATCCAATTTGAAAGATACTTCTCCCATTTCAGTTTCAAGCTCTAATGATTTGTAGTTAGCCCATGCAGCTGTGAAAGTAAATGCAGAAGCAGTAGTTGCAGATGCACCTTTGTAACCATCATAAGTAGCTGTACCTGTTTGAGATACTGGAGCAGATAAATCTAATCCTAAGTAGCAAACACCAGTACCATCAGTTAATGAATTTGAACCAGATACGATACCTTTTCCGTATTGTTGAGTAACAAGTCTGAAAGGAACTTCTTTTCCAGCAGCAACAATAACTCCACCATCACTATTTAAAATAGCATTAGAAGAAATTACGTGTAATGATGCTAAGAATGATTCAGTATCCATTTGGTTACCATCAGCACCTGTCATAACTTCTCTACCATTAGTAGTTAAACCAGCAGAGAATCCTGAGATACCAATTACGATTTGTCTTACAGTACCATCAGTAGCAGTAGCTAAAGTAGAAGCAGGAGCAACAACAGAATAATTACCATCAGTACCTAATGCATATTTAGCACATACATTATCAGCCATAATAGTCATTGTACCTTTTGAGTTATCAAATAAACCATCATTGTAGAATGCATCGTACAAGTTTTTAGCTTGCATTTGAGTTAATGGAGTAGAAGCTTTAGTTACAGCAACAGGTAAAGCAGCAGCAGTAGCATCACCATTGTGTAAACCATTTAATCCTGTGTGAGCAGAATAAGTAGTTCCGTAAACACCATCACCACCATTAGCAGCATAGTTATTCCCAGCAACACCAGCAGCATCAACACGAGAAGATGTTTGTGGAACGAAGAAGAATAATTTACCGATTGGCATGTTCATAGCTTGTACAGACACGATGTCGTTAGCAAGCAATTTAGAGAATACTCTACGTACAATTGGGAAAACAACAGTTTCGAAAGAACCTGAGTTTGTAGCAGTTGTAGATTCGCTTAATAATGTAGACGCTTGGTTTTCATATAACTGAGCGATGTTTTCTTTAACGTGTCCTTTAAGACCTTCAAGAAAACCTAATGAATCCCATTTTGATTGGGTTTCTAAACGGATAGCTTTCATATGGTTAAGACCAATATTTCCAACTTGTCCAGATGTTAATAAATGTGACATAATTTATTGTTTTTTTTGTTTTATTGTTATGGTTATTGTATTAATTTTATTATCCAACTCTTTTCATCAAATCAATGATTCTTTTAGTTGAAGGGTCAACATATGCAGTACTTTCATTTAATTGTTTTGAACTACCTGTTGTAACCTCTTTGATTAGTTTACTTTCTACTGATTCACTAATTGGTTTTCTAGATTCCAATCCATTGATAATAGATTTGTAAAGATTTTTAGATTCTTTAAGGTTTGAAACTTCTTCATCAAATCTTTTGATAATAGTTTGTTTCTCCGCTTTAGTTGTAGAATGTTCCATCAAAATTCTTGTTACGTAAGTAAGATTTGAATTAAACACTACAGTTTCTACTAATTTAGTTCTAAATTCTTTTAAAGCTTTTCTGAATTCTTCATTCTCAACTTTAAGTTTTTTAGCTTCAGTTAATAGGTTATTATATTTAGTTGTTGTTTCAGAAACTAATTTTCTAGCAGCTTGAGCTTCTTCGATGGTTTCTTTAGAACTAGGAATATGTGCAGCACCGTGCATTTTTTGTCCTTGTCTTCCAGCATAACCTCTTGTATGACCTAAGTTTTCTTCTAGTTCTTCTTCAGTATCCTCTTCTTCGTCTTCTTCCTCTTCAGGAGTTTCTTCTTCAGATTCTTCTTCTTCTTCACCAGCTTCAAATTCAGGAGCTTCTTCAGATTCTTCTTCGTCTGATTCTTCGTCACCCATTTCGATTTCGTAATCTACATCATCGGATTCTTCATCACCCATTTCTTCTTCATCACCTAAACCATCAAGGTCTAAATCATCAGAAGGCATTTCTTCACTTGCAGGAGAACCACCGTTCATTTTAACAACGTATTCTCCAGGCTCAGAAACATTCAAATGAATTTCATCACCAACGATTTCAATTTCGTCTTCACCGCTTAGTTTTTTGTAAATTGCTATAACTTCATCATCAGATGATGCAGTCATGTCCATATCGTCTCCACCTAACGCATCAGCGTCCATACCCATTTCTGGTTCCATTTCTGGACCCACTTCTTCAGAGCCTTCAATGTCTTCTAAGTCATCAGATGCATCGATACCTTCTTCGTCACCACCATCTAATCCTAGTTCATCACTAGCACCCATATCAGTGTCTAAGCCTGTATCTGTATCTAAATCTTCTTCTTCATACTCTTCTTCTTTAACATCCATAAGAGATTCTTTCACCACACTATCAATTTCTTCTTTAGCTACGCTACGAAGTATTTCTTTTGTATTGGCGTTTAGAGCTTCTTGGATTTTATTAATATCCAATAATGCTTCTTCAAGTATTGATTTTTTTTCAGCCATTTCTTTGTTTATTTTTTTTATAATTGTCGAGATATGTTACCTCATTTGTTAATAAATATGTGTTATTTTACCAAAAACCATTTTTAACTTAAAAAAAGTTAAAAAAAATATTAATCTATTAAAAATTTATCTAAGTTATTTAATAAATTTTCTTTCATCAAAGGTTTTTTAACCTCAGTATTTTCAACGTATGGTCTCATTTCTTCAATATTTCTACCAATCCAAGCATCTGGTGTTGATGGTGCGGTTACAACATCCCAACAAATAATTTCAAAATCTTCCTGAACTATTTGTTCACCATTTTTACCTTCTTTAAGTGAACCAACACCTCTAGAAGAAACACCAATCTTAATTCTATTTCTTAATAAGTTTGCAACCTCATCACCTTTGGTTGATACAATACCGTAGTTAATAAACCCAGGAGTCATTAATATTTCCATCTTACCCATAAGTGTTTGGTTTTCCCACCATGTTTCAGTAATGTTGTGTGATATTCTATCTCCAGCAATAACGCTTGATTCTGGGTGGTCTAATTCACCTACAGCTCTACGCTCACGGATTGCTTGTTGATAAAGTTTATCTTGACTTTTAAGTATTTGTTCTGGATAGATTCTACCATTACGGTTAAGGATACCGTATTTTTGTAATACCACATAAACTATAAGTGGTTCAACGATAGCAACTCTATTACCGCTATCTAATTTTTTTATTTCGTTAATAAAAGGTTGGTTTCTAGGTTCATCAGGTGAAATAAATCCAGCATCATGCTCGATTAGAATCCCTGTCCCAGTTTGTCCTCTTTTTAATAATTTTATATCTTTATCCATAGTATTGTTTATAGATATAAATATGTAAATAAAATAAAAAAACCCCTAATCATTAGATTAAGGGTTTAGAATTATATTTTTTTCTTGTGAAATTTAAAGGTTTTGTTATTATCAAAACAGGAATTAATTATTTTTTCTGTAACAAAATTTAATTTATCTTTCATGTTTTCAGAATTAACGGGTATTTCAGAATTTAAAAAAAGTGTGATTTCACAATTGGTAAAGCTTCTTTTGCCATATCTTATTCCAGATTCTCTAATATCCAAATCTACAATAGTATTATTTTTTTTAATTTCTATTTCTGTTTTTGTATCAAAAATATTAAATAAAGTTTGTCTAACTTTTTTATTAATATCTTTAATAACTCTACTATAAGATATTAATTCTTTATTTTGTGGTTCAGCCCATGCTGAGATGTTAATATAAACTGCTTTCGAATGCTTATTATCAACGCTGCCATAAACTATACTATAGTTTTTAAAGTTACTTACTTTTACTTCTTTTCCGTTTTTCATATTTGTATAAATTTTTTATTTATTATATACAAATATACGAAAAATTTACCAGGAAGTCAAGCCTGGTATTAATGAGCTATTTTAGACCAAATACTAACAACAATAGCAATTACAATTTGAACAAAAGTTATTATGGCAATACCAGCAGCTAACATAGTTTTTTGTTTATATATTTCGTCTTTAGCTTCTTTCATTTGAGTAGGTGACCAAACATCATTAACCTTCTCAATCCATGCACTATTACTACCAACATTTTTTTCGATAGTTTTTACTTCACCTAATTTAAGATTAATTTCGTTAAAACGGTTATCAAAATCTGTACGCATTTTTTCGTGGTTATCGTTAAGACGTTCTAATTCTTTAAGAACTAGTTTACCATATTCACCCCAGCTATCTTTTTCTCCCCCCATTTTATTTTAGTTTTTGTAATAGATTTGTTATGTTATTGCACATATTTTCATAACACTTAATTTTTTCTTTAGGTGTTTTATTTTGCATTATTTCAGTTGTACTAGTTTCAACCACTTTTTTAACTTCAACAATAATATCTTTGTAATTATCAGCATTAGTTTCGCTTAATTTAGCTGATAATCTCCTTAATTCTAAAATGTTTTCACTAGGAGTAGTATCCATAATCTTTTTTTTTATTAGTCGTTATTTTTAAGACTACTTTTTAACTCTACTAATTTTGATATGTTTTTGAAAAAGTTTTCATTAACTTCAATAGTGTCATTCAATAGTTTTTCCTTAACTTGTAATAATTTGTCTTTTGCGTTTAAATCAGCTTCTTTTAGGTTTTCATTGATTAAATCAATACACTCTTTAAGTGTTTTTTTGTAAACCTCTTGCTTTTGGTCGTCAGTAGACTCTATTAAAACTTTAAGTATTTCTTTTTCATTTTCATCGAGAGTAGAATATCTCTCATTGTATTTTTCAACCATAATAGTTGATAACATACTATTTGGTAATTCAATTGCTTCTTTAACAAGTTTTAATTTGTTATTCTTCATATGAATAATAATTTTAGAAGTTGCTTCAACAATAGCATCAATGTTTTTAGATGTTTTCTTTAAGAATATTAATTCACTTAAATTTTCGTGTAATTCTTGTTTCTCATATGATTCATCTTCTATAGATATAGATTTTGCTAATTTCATATTAGCTTCTAATAAGTCTTTTTTTGAAAATTTATTTAAAAGAGCGATGTTTTCTTGTAGAAATAAATTAGCTTTAAATTCATTCTCTTCAATTTTATTTTCTATATTGTTATACACCAAAAACTGAGTTTTAAGTGCTTCATTTTCTCTAATAGTTTTAATATATGTTTTGAAAATATTTTTATTAGATTCTTTATCTCCAACAAAACTTTCAACTAATACTCCATTAAATGCGTTTTTTATTTTTCCGAAATTTTGCATGTTTTTGCGTTTAAATATAAATATCGTTATTTTCTACAAAAATTAAATTATTCATCTAATATTTTATCAATACCTTTTATCATGTTAGATATGTCTTCATTTATTTTAACATTTTTATCATAAAGTTTTATTTTTTCATCGATTACTTCATGATTAGGCCTCATAGACTCAACTAATCTATTAAAATATATATCTTGATATTTTTTAGTTCTATGTTCTAATTTTTTACCTAATATGTGTTTTTCTTCTTTTAATAAATTACCAACTTTATTAACTTTTTCAGCTACTGTTTCTGGTGCCCCTGCTTCTGGAGCCGCACCTGCCTCTGGTGTTGCTTCTGCACCTGCTTCTGGAGTAGCACCTGCCTCTGGTGCACCACCAGCTTCAGCCCCTCCAAAGTCTTCGCCAGGAACTTCTTCACCAGCTGTTTCATCACCAAAATCTAAATCTTCACCACCGACACTACCGCCACCGAAGCCACCGCCTCCGCCTCCTCCAGCAGGTGCTCCACCTTCTTCACTACCACCAGCAGCACCGCCACCTTTAAGAGCAGCTTCAAAATCGCCATAAAGTCTATCAACATTATCAAACATACCAGTATGTTTAATTACATTTGCTGTATTTGCTATTTCAGCAGCCGCAGCTTTCTCCATACGTTGTTCAAGTAAATCTTGTTTAATTTCATCATCAGACCAACCTAGGATTTCTCTGTGAGCTCTAGTCATAGACATTGTAGCAAATCCATTTCCTAAATCTTGTGTTGCTGCTTGGAATAAAGTAACTTTAAGTTGAGTTTGCTCTACTTTAAGCATTTCACCTTGCGTAGATGGATTATTAAGAGTAAGGGTAAAATTATCTAAATCGTCTTCAAATCCTAAGATATATAAATGAATAATAGCTATTTTATTAAGTTCTTGAATCATTGATTGTTGGATTCTATTAATAGTTCTAGAAAAACGAATATCTTGGATTGCTAGGTTTTTACCATCACCTGATGTTTCTTCAAATCCTAAGAAAGGTTTAGGAACACGCAATGCTGTAAATAAGTTTCTTTGTAAGTATTCAATATCAGCAATTTGGTCTAAGTTACTAGCACCAGGTAACACATCAATTGGATTTGGAGCATCTTCAGTTCTAACTGGGATAAAGAAATCTTGGTCATTAGACATCATATTGTATCTAAGGTCAATTTGTCCAGTTTGTGGGTCAGTAATAGGCATACGCTTAAATCTGTCCGCAATTTGATTTACGTATTGTTCAACATCGGCATCATCAATGTTACCGACAAAGATTTTATATACTCTACGCTCTGGAGCTCTAGTAACACGATATACAAGCATTGAATCTTCAGACAGAATAAGTTGTTTCCAAATACGTCTAGCTTTTTCCAATACTGAAGTACCATAAGGTAAACGTCTATCATCACCTAAAAGTCTAAAGTGAGCAATTTGCCATGAATTAAATTCAATATCACGACCTCTCCAGAAAAATTTAACTTTATCACCAGCAGATTGTTCTTCGCTATGAGCTAATTCTCTACCTGATATCATATCAAATAATCCAGATTCTCTACGTTCCATTTCATAGTTAGGCATTTGTTTACCACCCATAATACCATGTTTCTCATCAATATTCATATAAACAAAATTATCACCGTATTTACATGTATTTCTAGTAAACATTGGTAATGCTGTATGCAAATCTAATCTATTAAAAAATAAGTCTTCTAGAATACTTTTAACACGTTTGCTATCAGAATAAATATTCATCATCTTACCCTTATCATTAAGGGTTGTCGATTCTTCCATCATTACATCTAAAGCAGCCGCAATAGTAGGATAAAATTCCATAGCTTCAAAATCTGAATAAGAACCAATACGAGTTGTTTCATAATTCATTGATTGTTGGAATAAACCACTCTCAACCTTTTTCCATACTTGTCCTAAATATTTGCTTTGTTGTGCTTGTAATTTAGCTTGTTCAAATTCAGCTTTATTATCGGTTTTTAGTAATTCACCTTTACCAATATTATATTTTTGTGTTTGCTTAATTTGTGTTTTTGTTGCAGCATCTGGACCTAGGATTTGTCCTAGTCTTTGAAATACTGTTAAATTTTTATTTGTTGCCATATTTTTTATTTTAATTATAATGTATTTATTTGAAAATTAAAGGGTTTTCTATCTAGAACCACTAAATAACCACATGTATTTACCTGTTGGGTCTTGCATGTTTTTAGAAACTACAGGGTTAAATTTAGGTGATTTATTTGCCACAACATGTCTATTTGCCACTGACACAAAACCATCACCAGGCATAGGTGTAGTTACAGGGTTATCCGTACCACCAGCAACCCAACTAGTTAACATAGCCTTGGTTTGTTTTTCAAGTCTTTCTAAATTTTTAAATGAATGTTCAATAACCCACAAAGCCATACCAATAGCCATAAGTAAATCATCATGGTATCCTTCCATGTGGTCAGGACGACCATTTTTAAAGATAAATGTTTTCATTTCAGATACCATTCTACTTGAACGTATTTTAATCCCGTTAGTTCTAATTTGATATTCAAGGTTTGAAATCATAGGTACACGGACACTAGTTGCATGAAAACCTGGTATTTTATCTACTTTACCATGTGACGATAATTCTCTTTGTCTTGCAGAAAGAATTTTACCATTGGCATTATCGTAGTGAAGTCTTTTGTATTGGAATTCGAGTAATTTTAATACTGTTGATACACCCATACCACCAGTTACATCGACTACTGTATAAGCTTTATATAAATCACCATATTGTTCTACAATTTGAGCAAGTAAATCTGGTTGAATTTTACCTTGATATTCCATAACCTGTTCCATTGTCGTAACGTCAACTACAACGATTGTAGAAGCATCTTCACCATCACCCCTAGATACATCAACA